TTAGCGGCGCTAAATTTATCCGGCAATCATAGGATTGTTTTTATTAGCTTTTGGCATGGAGAGCGGGACGCTATAGCAGGGAGTTCGACGTATTACGCTGATTTGTCGGCCTATTGGGCAGCAATGAAAGCGGATATAAGTGCGTTGAATGACAATATACCGTTCGCATTGATACAACCAGCGGCGCGTGATGAGTCTGGTTATGCTAATGTTTTAGCGGGCTTGAAGCAGTTTGCCGACGACAACGTAAACCGCGCGTTTATTGGGATGTACGGCCAGAACTATGATGCGAATGAACACTATGACAGAACAGCGGTTTTATATGCGGATCAGGCAGAATATGATTTTTATAGATGGGCTACTACCATGAGCGGCACAACCACAGTACGACATAAGAGCATTATAGGCTTTAATTCAGATGGCATTGATGCGAGCGGAAACGCAACCAACGGCCAGTTTGAAGCCTTTGTTGGGTATAACTATGCTGGCGAGCTTTTTACTTACGATGTTGATATTGTTTTAGTTAATGAAGATGGAGCCACAGAAGATATTTGCGTAGTCGGCTATGGGGATAGAGACCTGAAAAGTGACGCAGGTTATATTGTTGTTGATACCGATAGAAGCGCGCTAATAGCCGATAACGATACAAACGACTGGCCGAGTAGTGCAAGCCTTGTTTTTAGAGTTGATGGTTCAGTTGTTAATACTTTATCAGCGGCGGATATTCAAGCGTTTACTAAAAGCCAGTTAAGCACTCCGACTGATAGACCCAATTTTGTCACATTCAGGACGGAATTAGGCGCGGAGCTTGGCTGTCTTACGGCAATGGTGACTAATGGCGCTGGCGGTATTGCTGATTCTAATAGCGGCGGGAGTCAGCTTGTCGATGCGGCCGCAAATTTTGTAGATGACGAACACAATGGAAAGATACTATACAACGTAACTAAAGGTTGTATTGGCGTCATTACTGATACGGTTGCTTCAACAAATCTAGTTTCTGTTGCGAATATGTTTTTAGGTTCGAGCCAAACCAATGCTGCTGGTGATGTTTACCGCATAGGTTCACAAATTGAAATTGAATTGAAGTGGGATGGTGGAGCGGCCGCAAGCGTTGGCGGTGGTTTTGAAATCCTAGACACATTAAACAACGACGCCGCGTTTAATGCGATTTTTAGCAGGCCATAATTATGAATGAGAGAGTTAGAGAGAAAACGCGCGAACGGTTTTTTAGAATTGAAAAGCGCTACGACGACGTAGGAAAAGAAATATACAGCGCGAGCTTTTCTAGTGATATAGCGTTAAAGCGTGGCTGGTATACCGAGGTATTAGAGCATACACGCGATGCTATTAACATGGAGCGCGCCCAAAATGGGCTAGTCCTTTTGCATAATCACGACATGGACAAGTCAATAGGCCGCGCGGTTAATATCGGATTGCGCGACGATGGCAAGCTAGGCGGCGATTTTACGTTTAGCAGTGACAGCGAAGCGCAGCGCATTAAAGCGCAGGTAGACGAGGGCGTATTAACAGACATCAGCATACGCTACGCAATAGAAAGCGAGCGACGCGAAGAAGATAGCGACGGCGCGGTGACGTACACCGCTACCCGTTGGACGCCGTTAGAGGTAAGTATTGTCAGCGTACCGGCTGATTCATCCGTTGGCATAGGCCGACATTATCAAGAAGCAAACGAGGGTAACACCATGACCACAGACACGCCGAAGGGCGAAAACAACGCGCCAGATAATTCCGGCGTAGTCAATTTTGAAGGCGCACGACGAGCGGGCGCAACCGAGGGCCAACTAGCCGAGCGACAACGCGCGGCCGACATTGGCGCACTATTCAGCGAGCCTAAATATCAAGAGCCGGTTTATCAAGGCTTACGAAATGATGCAATTTCGCAAGGTTGGAGCGTAGAACAAACCATGCGCAAACTGATTGCCGTTTTTGGTAGCGAGAACGACGACGGCTATACACCGGCAGCGACACCGCAAACCACCGAGGGCGCACGCCACCAAGGCACAGTGCGCATTACCGAAGCGGCCGAAGATAAACTTATACGCGGCATGGAAGATGCTTGTGACGTTAAATTTAACTACGGCGACAAAGAAGCATTGCGCAGCAAGCAACAAGACAACCAATTTGTCGGTATGTCTTTTGTCGATATGGCGCGCGAGTCATTGCGACTCATGGGCTTTGAAGATGTTTACCGCCACGACGCGCGAAGCATCGTGGGTTTTGCCTTAAATCCGATGGCCATACCGTCGGGCGGCGTGCGTGGTTTAGTGGGTGCAGGCACTAGCGTATTTACTAGCCTAGTTGAAAACATCGCGAACAAGCAAATGCAAATCGGCGTTGAAGAAAGTGAGGAAACCTATCGACAGTGGGTGCGCATTGGTTCAGTTAATTCCTTTTTGCAGGAGTCGCGCGTTGACTTGTCGGGCTTTAGTGATCTCGATTTAGTACCCGAAAATGGCGAGTACAAACACGGCAAAATGTCGGACGGCAAGGAATACATAAAGGCCGAAAAATACGGCAAGCTGTTTACTATCACGCGCGAAATGCTAGTGAACGACGACCTAAACGGCATGGCGCGCGTACCGCGTGAAATGGGCCGAGCGGCAGATCGTAAGGTTGGCGATTTGGTGTATAACATTTTGATTAACAATCCTAACATGCAAGACGGTACAGCGTTGTTTGCGTCCGGTCATGCGAACGACCGCACAAGCGGCGGCGCGCCTAGCGTGACAGAGCTTGACGCAATGAAAGTGCTAATGACTAAGCAGAAAGACCGCGACAACAACAGCACGTCGAGCAACATTAGAATGCGTCATTTGATTGTGCCGATAGCGCTAGAAACTACTGCAATGATTTTGCAGAATGCGGCTAACGATCCCGACCAAGCAAGCAGCAACAAAGGCGGCGGCGGCACGCGCCCCAATCCGTTTGCCAACACGTTTAGCACTATCGCGGATGCGCGACTAGACGCTGATAGCGCGGTGAAGTATTACGGCGCGGCAAGTGCTAACCAAACCGACACGATAGAAGTTGCATTTTTGAACGGCAACGAAGCGCCAGCGCTAGAAAGCGAGAACGGTTTTACCGTTGACGGTGTGTCGTACAAAGTGCGGCGCGAGGTTGGCGTTAAGGCTATCGGTTATCGTGGTCTAGTACGTAACGCAGGCGCATAACGCGCAGGGTTCACCGGGCAACGGATTGCCCACTATTTAAATTGATTATTTGAGGATTTGCAGACATGACAAACGCATATGTACAGGCAGGCAAGCGTACCAATGTAACGCTGGCCGCCAACGCAACACAGGGCACGCTACACGATGAAACAGCGCGCGCCGGTATTTATTTAGAGACAGGTGTCACTGGTGACGTTGTGCCGGTTTGTTTTGAAGGTCGGTTTACCGTCGCCAAAAACACCAACGCATTCACAGCGGGCCAAAAGGTTTACAGTGACGGTTCAGTTGTTACAGGTTCAGCGAGCGGGAACAAAGCGCTTGGCTTTGCAGCAGAAGCAGCGGCCACCGGTGATACGACCGCAGTTGTTGACTTGCACGCCTTTTAAAGTAGCGTGAGCCTAAACGACGACATAGCGGCTGATATTGCAGGCGAACACGTTTTTTATGATAAAGAGAGCGGGTTTGCAGTTGACGCAACGGTGCAGCCGTCGGGGCCAACAATACAAGTTATTTTCGACAATGACTATGTAGACGTTGACACCGGCGGCACGCCATTTGCGGGCAGTACGCCGCGTGCGTGGTGCAGGACTAGCCAAGCGCCGAGCGTTAGCGCTACGGTGTTAATCGGTAGTGCGTCGTTTATTGTTCGAGCGGTTGAGCCTAACAACGACGGCGAAACGCTGCTTGTATTGCAGGAGACTAGCAGCTAATGGCGCACGTAAGAGACTCGATAGTTGCGGAAATTGTGTCGCGGATTGATGCAAACGCTACGTTTACTGGTAAGACATTTAAAAACCGGTTACAGCCCATAGCTAGCGAATTACAAAACGCGATAGTGGTGCGTGCGGTTAGTGAAGCCGTGGACTATTCGCAAGGTATGCTAGACAGTCAGCCGCAGCACGTAATGACGGTGGCCGTTGATGCTTACAGAAAGTTTGCCGGTTCAAATGATCCGTTTAGTGATGCTAACGATTATTTAGCCACCATTGAGGGCATTATGTACGACGGCACAACGCTGGCAACATTGGCGCAAGGTGTCGAGCTAGGCGACTTTGAATTAGAACACGATGATAGTGCCGACATAGACACCTATCGGTGCACACAGAATTTTATCATTTATTACTACGCGCGCGAAGGCGCACCAGAAACACCAATTATTTAAGAGGGTTTTATTATGGCTACAGCAACTAGGGGTTGTTTGGGGAAAATCAAATTGCGCGATTTAGCCGCTTCGGCAGATAGTGAGTCTGATGTTGGTGGCTTGCAGGGCTACACCATATCACAGGAAGCTGAGGAACTAGATAGCAGTGAAATTGGCACTTGCGAAACCAAAAGCGAGACCGGAAAGGTAACGCGATCAGTAAGTGTGAACGGGTTTTGGGATCCTGCTAGCGGCGCTAATCAGGGCGAAATCGACGTTGCAAACAAGGTGCATTTAGAAGTGTATCCAGCTGGAGACGGCAGCGGTGCAACATTCTATTCCACCGGCGCTAATGGCGCTACAGTGACAAGCTATGAGCAAGCCGGCGATAATGATTCACTTGTAACGTTTAGTGCTACATTTAAAATAAACGGAAGCTGGACTGAGGCGACCGTAGCGTAATCGTTTTACCATAAACCATAAACCATAAACCATAAACCATAAACCATAAACCATAAACCACAAACCACAGTTAAGGAGTTTTACAAATGCCGCGTTTTGTAGACCAATTAAAAAGTGATTTTCTAGCGTTAGAGTTGCAGCGCATTGAGACCAAATCATACGGGCCGATTTATTTCAGGCCGGTGACGCTTTATCAGCAGGAGCAAATCGACAACGAGCCAAACCAAATGCGCAAGGCCGCGCGAGCGTTTCAGGTTCGCGCGTTGGATAAAGACGGCAAGCACCATATAGCGCCAAATGAAATTGACGACTTAATGAAGTATGCCGACGGTGAGGAGCTAATCGACATTGCACTAGCCATGCAAAAAACGCAGGTTAGTGCAGAGGACGCGGAAAAAAACTCATAGAGCGGGCCAAGCGCTACAAAAATATGTTTGCGCTCGCATTAGAATTGCACATGACCGTGGAACAAATCCAGCAAATGCGTGTGGACGAGTACCACGGGTGGCAATGGTACTTTTCAGAACGCAGGCGGGAGCATGGCCAAGCCAAGAATTGAATATGAGCTAGGGATAGACGACCGCACGCGGCAGGCATTAGGCCGTGTTGATAAGCGGTTTAAAGGCCTAGCCGCTAGCGCCGGCCGTTCGTTTGGTATTGCGACCGGTGCCACCATCACCGCGCTAACCGCGTTAACCGTTCAAGCGACTAAATCAGCGGATCAAATCGGCAAGCTAAGCACCCAGCTTGGCATCGCCGAAAAGGATTTGTCTGCACTTAAATTTGTCGCCGGTCAAACCGGTGTTGAATTTAATACGTTTACACAAGCGTTACAGCGGTCACGGCGACGAATAGCCGAAGCCGCACAAGGCACTGGCGAAGCGGTAAAGGCATTAGACGAGCTGAATATCAGCGCGCAGGATTTAAACCAGCTAGACCCCGCCCAACAATTTGAAGTATTAAGTAAGGCATTAGCCGACGTTGATAATAACGCCGATCAGGTGCGGCTAGCGTTTAAACTATTCGATAGTGAGGGCGTGCGGTTATTGCGTACCATCAATGCGACCGGCGGCAGCTTCGATGCGTTAACCCAGCAGGCGAGCGAGTTGGGCGTAGTGGTCGATCAGGAATTGACAAACAAAGCCGCTAACCTAAATGATGCATGGGACAGATTAAAGAATGCAGCGGCGGGTGTGGGCAATGCGTTACTTAACACCCTAGCCGAGCCGGTTAGCCGTTTGGCCGATGCGTTTACCAGCGCGATTGTCGGCGCACGAAAACTGCTAGAGCAACTAGGACTATTGCGCGCGGTTGAAGATCAGCGGCGCGTTGTGCAGATACGCGAACAGCTAAACAAGATAGCCGAAAAAGAATTGAATATTATGGTGCAGCTTAGAAACCTGCACGAGTTAGACGAATCGCGCGCCGGTTTTTTGCAGTTAGAAAACAAGCTAGCGCAGGATAAAATAGCGTTACAAACGGAGCTGCTAGAACTACAAAAAGCGATCAATCAAGAGCAAACCGGCACCGGTGGCGGCGGTGGTGGTTCGGTCGCGTTAGGCGGTGGCACCAATGCCAACAACGGCAGCGGCCCAGCTTTCCCAGCGGCGCAAATTGGCTTTTTGAATGAAGATGAGTTCGACCGCGACGACCAGTTAATCGAGCAATACGAACGCGAGGAGGCGCTAGCACAGCAGCATTTAAGCCGACTTTACGACATAGAAAACCAGTGGAAATCGCGCCTACTGGCATTAGACCGCGCCACCGGTAAAGAGCGCGTAAAGCTAGGCGTGCAGACATTTAGCCAACTAACAGCGGGCGCGGCGTCTCTCAATAAAACATTTTTTAATATTAACAAGGTCGCGGCAATCAGCGAGGCGTTGATTAACGCTAAAGCGTCCATAGTCGGTGCGTATCGTTTCGGCGCTAACATTGGCGGCCCGCCATTGGGCGCGGCGTTTGCAGGGGTGGCGGCGGCTACTACGGCGGCACAAATTCAAGCTATACGATCACAGCAATTTGGCGGCGGTGGCGGCGTGTCAGCGTCCGGCGGTACAGGTGGGCTAACGTCGCAGGTTACACAAACCAATGTTATTGAGGACAATGTAAATTTGGATAGCGGCAGTGGTGGCGGTAACGTCATCAATATCGATTTCGGCAATACAGCCGGATTTGTAGACCCGCAAAACGTGCGAGATTTTATAGCCAACGATTTAGTGCCAGCGCTTGAAGATGTGACCGGCCAAACTATCAGCGTGGTAGGTATATGACCGCATATTTATTGGGCCAAGATTTAGATTTATCGACAGTGACAATCAGCGGCGCAAGCTATACCAGCGATGGCCCACTAGCCAAGGGCGTAGACGGCCGACTTTCGACTAAAGCCGTTTTAGATGTAACGTTCGGCACGGGAAGCATTATCGTAGATTACGGCGTAGGTAACACGTTCACCGCTAATGCTATCGGCCTCGCCGGTCATAATTGCACCGGTGTACAGCTAGAGGGCGGCAACGATGGCGCGAATTGGACGCAGTATGTAAGCAACCTAAATTTAACAGGCGGCACGCATTGCGTCGTGGGTACTACAGGCACGCACCGCTATTGGCGGATTATTTTCTATAATGCAGGCGGCGCGCAATCGTTTGCGCATTTGGCATTCGGGACAGCGATTACCGGCAAGCCTATCGGCGATGGCTTTGCGCCGTTATTGTTCAAGCACTATAAAACCATGAATAAGTTAAACCGCAACGGCGAGTATTTAGGCAGCGTGGCGCGTCGAATACCGCAAGCGGTTCGATTCAAACAGCAAGGTATCAGTGAAGCCGATATGCGCAACATTTGGGCACCGTTTTTAGAATATGCGTCTAGGCGTCCGTTTTTCTTTGTGCCACAGCTAGAAACCTATCAAAACGAGGCGGCTTTTTGTTGGTCAGAAGATGCACAAAACGCGGTGTATCGCGGGCTTTGCAAAATGGCGGTCGATTTTAGCGTGCAAGGGGTCGGCGGGTGACGTTTACAGCAGGCGCAGGCATAGCGGGCAGCTTCGACAATGCCATACTAGAAATTGATCTAGGCCAGTGCAAACACACCTATGGCCAAAGCCCGTGCACGGCGGGCGGTTCAGCAGGCGCAGAATGCTACAACGGGCGATCGAATTGCCAAGATACCGCCAACTATGACGAGAGCGGCAACGTCTTAACCGCGCGGTTTAGTATGGGCGACCGTGCGCACATAGAGGGCGTCGAGGCATTCCCCTGCATTAAACGCATCACTGTAGCGCCAACAAAGTTAAACCCAGCCAAGGGATTATCAAGCCGAGAATTGTTAACGGTTTCGCTGTTAGATTTTACGGATAACGACGTTTTAACCGACCCGTACTACGATACACGCACCATTGCGACAAGTGGCACGTTTTTTGGCAAGCTGTTTGCGCGGTTTCCTTATTACAAAGGCCGAGCGATGCGGCTAAAACTTGGCTTTGCACCAAGCGACGGCAGCGACGCGACAATAGGCGACTTTGATAAAACGCTAAATTTTATTATTGATGAGATTGTCGGGCCGGATGATAACGGCCAAGTGACCATCAAAGGCAAAGACATTTTGAGCCTAACGGACGCGCTCAAGTCCGAGATACCCGCGACCAGCACCGGCACACTATCGGCGGCCATCAATGCGACGACCGGCGCTATACCGTTACAAGCTGGCGAAGGAGCCGACTATTTAACCGCGACCGGCGACAGTGGCGTCATTTTGATTAACGACGAATTGATTTTATGTACAGGGCGCAGCGGTGATTCGTTAACGGTGGCGGCTAGTGGTCGAGGTTATGCCAACACAACCGCCGAAGCCCACGACAGCGGCGACGATGTGCAATTATGTTTCGACCGTGGCTTTAGAAGCGCGACAGATCGCGTTGATGAAATAGTGCGCGACATTTTGCAAGACTATGCGGGCATTGACAGCAGCGCGATACCGTTTAGCGAGTGGTCGAGTCATGTAGATGTGTGGGGCAGCAATTACTACTTAAAAAACATTATTAGCGACCCGATTAGCGTCAAAGAAGCATTGGAGCAAATCACGCTAGAGACCGGTTTTGATGTCTGGTACGACAACGAGGCCGGAGAGATTAAGTTGCGGGCTAATGTGCCGGAAGCCGGTACGCTAACAGCCATTGACGACAGCCAGCTAAACGAGCGGGCCAGCATTAAACGACTAGACAAAGAGCGGGTTAGCCGTGCTACTTTTTATTTTGGCGTGCGGGATTATTTGGGCGACTTCGACGAGATCAATAATTTTGGCAACCGTGAAACGCGCATCGATTTAGAGGCCGAAAGTCCAGAGCAATACGGACAGCCCGCTATTAAGCGCGTTTATTGTCGGTGGGTGCATACGAGCGCCATTGCTGGCCAGCAAGCCACGCGATTATTAAACCGTTACAAACAAGTGCCGATAGAATTTAAGGGCCGTATAGAATACGACCAAGCTGCACTGAAAACAGGCGATCAAATACAGTTAACCAGCGATTTGTGCCAAGGTATTAGCGGCGCGCCAAAGTCGAGCGTAATGCAGATCACTAGCCGCAATTTTACGCCCGCCGATGCCGTGCTTGATGTTACCGCCCTAACGTTTTTATCAGCGGTGGGCAATGGAGCGTTCATTTGCCCGAGCGGCACCGGTGACTATACAACCACTGGCCGCGCGGCTAATCCCACCTATAGCTGGATAGCGACAACCGGCGGCACTATGCCCAACGGCGACGAGCCATTTAATATTATTTGAGGTATCAAACGTGGCAACTTGGACAGAAATAGCAGCGAGCGCCACCACGGCGGGTAAGCCCGTTGATGAAGCGTTAATGACTGCCTACAAAGAAAATGTAAAGGCGGTGGCCGAGGGTGCCAGCGGCGCGCCGAGAATTGAAAAAGAAGCGATAGACGACGCAGGCATTGAGGCGGGCACAAATCTGATTATAAATAAGGAGTTTACAGCTAACCCTAACACGCCGCAATCGGGGTTGGAGCATACAATACGTGTGGCAGGTACGTATAACGTAAGAGTGGATATTACCGCGTCAAATGATCCCGGAGGCGTTGGTTTTGCGCAGTTTGATTTAAATGGAACGCCCACAGGGCCGCTAACGACCGCAGGCGATGAAACAGCAACCGGCACAAATCAGGTTTTTACATTATCCGCAGGCGATTTAATTAAGGTCAATATTTCAGCATCCAGCGCACAACAGAGAACAAGCATGACAACGCGGCTGCGCATGGGTATTAGCGATCAATCGGCGGTTGCGTACGGTTTGCCATTAGCCGAGCAGGATTCATTTAGCTAGAGGCTATAGCGATGTCTGAAAAACTAGGCGACAAACAGCGGCGTTTTACACTAATGATCGCGCAGCTTATTAACCATGCTTATATATTGGGCTACGAGTTAACGTTCGGTGATGCGTACCGCGATCCGCGCGTACACGGCAAGCACGGCGAAAAAAAGAGCTACAGCAGCGCCAAGAGCAACCACAAGCGACGACTAGCCGTTGACTTTAATCTGTTTAAGGATGGTAAGTATTTAACCAGCACCGAAGCGCACCGGCCGCTAGGCGAATATTGGGAGAGTATCGGCGGCACGTGGGGCGGCAGGTTTAGCAAAGCCGATGGAAATCATTATTCCGTTGAATGGCAGGGCATTAAATAATTAAAAAGAATAAGCAAATAACAAAATGATCTAACAAACCAGTTTTACTCTGCTAGTCTATATCTTATAGTAGCCAACTATAGGAGAGGCACAGTATGAAACGTTTATTTATCGCCATTAACCGGTTTTTACTACACCGCGAAATTATCAAGGCCCAGCGCGCCAGCATTGAAGCGCTAGAGCTTCGCGTTAAATCCCTACAAACCACCGCAAAGCGATTACAAAAATCGCAAATCGACGCGCTAAAAACACAGCGCAAGCTATGCGATTACATTGAAAAGCAAAGCGATTTAATTAAAACGCTAGCCGATGAAATCGAAGCCGACCACAGCACCCGCAAAAACTTAAACAATATCGAGTCGCTAGTCTGCGAGCCGCACCTATACGACAAGAACGGCCGGAAAGCCGAAACGCTAACTAAGGGCCAGATTGTTGATTTTGTAGACTACACGCGCAAAAAAGAGGGCGAATGATGTACTACAACACCACAGCCCAAGTCGGCGATCTTTTAAGAGATTACAAAGCCAAAACCATCAATCAAAATGATGCGATTGCAGTTTATATGCGAAATCGCGGCGCGTTGAGTCCCTCGCAGGTTTGTTTGCAGTTATTCAACAATACGATACCGGTAACAAGCGTGCGGCGCGCTATGACCAGCCTAACAAACGACGGTTTATTAAAAAGGCTAGACCAGACGATAGAGGGGCCATACGGGCGGCCCGAGCATTTGTGGAAGTACATTGCATGACTGAACAAAACGACAATATGCGTGTGTGGCACCACGCCGACGAAACAGACCCCAGCGCCACTAAAACAGCCAAGATAGACGGCAATATGCAAACCGCGATTAGTGCGTATTGGATGTTTAAAAAGGCTACTGAGCTATTCGGGCCGGTGGGCAAAGGGTGGGGGTTTGATATTGTTGAGGAGAGGACGGACGGCGGCCACGATCAAATAGACGGCGAGGGGAATGTAATCGGTCAGGCCCGGTGGCATACCGTGCAAATCAAATTATGGTACGAAAAGCGCGATCAATACGTCATTGCGTTTGGCCATACGCCCTATGTGCAATTTGTGCGCAGCGGCAACTATTGGCGTACCGATGGCGAAGCACCTAAAAAATCATTAACGGACGCGCTAAAAAAGGCATTGTCTATGCTTGGATTTGCGGCTGATGTTTTTCTTGGCCAGTTTGACGACCCAAATTATGTAGAGGCGCAGGTTTCACGTGAAACGATTGATAAAGCCACCGACAAAGCCAAGGCGGCCAAAATAGAGGCCGACAAGTACGCCGAAAAACTAGCCGCTAACATAGAGACTATGAAGGGCGCGTTATCTTTGCACGAATTTGAAAGCATTTACAAAGCGCTAATCAGAGAGGCGCACGCCAGAGACAGCAAAACCGCACAACGACAAATAGCCGTTGCCTACGAACAGAAAAAACTGGAGTTTAAGAATGTCGCAAAGTCTAATTGAGATAACCGGCCAATACCGCGAGCTATTAGAGGCCATCGCGGACCCGACCACCGAGCTAAACGCAAGCAGCGCTAACGATACGCTGGACGCCATACAGCTATCATTTAATGACAAAGCGGTTGCCGTTTCTAATGTGATACGCAAAACCGACACCACGCTAGATGCCATAGACGCCGAAATCGAGCGGCTACGCGCACGGAAAACCGTGATTAACAATAAAAAAGCGTCCGTTGTTGATTATTTAAAGCGCAACATGGCCGCGTCCGGCATTAAAAAAATAGAGTGCCCGTTATTCACGATCACACTAGCCAAGGGGCGCGATATTGTTAACGTTTTCGATCAGCAGGCGCTACCCGACGATTATTTGAACGTTAAAACCACGATCACACCGGACAAGCCCGCCATTGCTAAAGCGCTGAAAGCTGGCGACGAGATACCCGGCGCACGGCTAGAAAAATCGGCCGAATCACTACGGATTAAATAACCATGAGAGCCAATATCAATTGGTCCGCGCTTATTGATCAAAGCGGGCTATCGGACAATCAAATTGTTCAGCACCTAAACCGCAATGGGTGCGTTTATTCGGCGCAGGCGGTGAACAAATTGCGCACCGGCCGCACCAAAGAGCCAAGCCACCGAGTTGGACAGGAGCTAATTTTTATTCTTAAAGAGCAAGCGCGAGACGCGCCTAGCATAATCCAGGACAGCCGCACCCGATGAAATACACTGTTTTTGATGCCCAAGGCATACCGCGCAGCCAGTGTTATACGCTACCCGCCGCCGAAAAAGACGCCCAAGCGTTAGCCGAAGAATACAAAGCGGGCTATTTTTTAGTGTGTCGCACGGATATTACCAAGCGGCTACGGCGTTTCGTGGTGTATTGGGACGTGGAAAATGCGACCGTTAAGCAACTACTAGAGGCCGATATAGCATTAAATCAGCCCGATTTTTATAAACTCCCACAAATACCAGGCAGGACATTACAGCATGACAAACCAATGGAAACACCCGACCGGCCAAGTACCTAGCACTGTTTTTATTGTTTGCGCAGGCTATACGATGCGGCAATGGCACGCCGTGCGCGGTTGCTACCGCAGCCCGATCGATAAGCACAAACACGAATATACCGAGGTGTGGAGTCTGAACAAAGCATTGCGCACCAATATCGCGGATTTTGGTTTCGTGATGGATGATTTAATAGGCGAGTACCGCCGCGACCCTATCTACATAGACGAAATCAACGCGCTAAACATACCGATACTGACAAGCACTGTAGACGATCCGGTTATCGATATGTTGCACCAGCTACCTAGCAATTTGAGCGAATTAACCGCCGAGTTTCACGAATACCCTATTTTGCCATTACGGGATAATTTGGGCGACGACTTCACGCTCGTTTATTTAGACGAGCCAGCGACCGACCAGCAAAAGCGGTTATTTGGCAATCAGATGCTATACCTTAAAAACTCATTCCCGCTAATGTTGGCCTATGCTTATTTGATAGGCGTGAAAACCGTTTATGTGTTTGGTGCCGACTACACGCACCCGCAAGGCCAAGCCAGAGAATCAGACCAGCCAAACGCCGAGTATTGGGTCGGCTATTTGCGCGGGAGAGGCATACAAGTTGTTATTTGTGACGACAGCACGCTACTGGACACCCGCGACGGCCGCGCGATTTACGGCTACGGGGCAAGACAGCCAGCGCTTTAAATTTTAATAATGTACGGAGATAGAGATATGACCAAGAAGCAGATCAAAGAACAAGTATTGGCGATGATGTTTGCTAGTGGGTTGACGCCAGTTATTGAGGACGACTATTACGAAAACCTAAACGGGTCAACTATCGGTAGATTTTGCGAGGCGCTACGTGGACATTTCAGCGTAGAACATGATTGCTGGGCGCTGCACTTTGCCAACTTGGATTGGATAGATACGCCAAGTGAAACGGTTGAGTTTTGGGTTAATCACGCAGAACTTATTAACACCTAACTCAATAATGTAAAGGTTTAATTTTTAGGCGGGTAAAACCAAGGAAACCGGATAGGGCTATAGACCGAAGCCGGAGAGCGCGAATGCTGGAGAAAGCTAAGCGGTTCCAGCCCCGCCGCCAAATTAACAACAGATTCGATTCTGTACCGTAGGAGAAACATAAAATGCCAAAACTGACAGTGAATTTAGGAGATGAGATGTTTAGATTCAGCTCCGAGCAAGAGTGGATCAATAAGGCTCAGTCTTGGTTTGCCCGCTGCGAAGTACCAAAGAGACATTACATCGCAATAGATGCCGCTGGCAGGGTTTGCATAAAGGGCGCTGAATTTATGCGAGCCACAAGAGAAGATACTTACCCAATAACTGTCTATCGGTTGCTGGTGTAAATCTCAATAATGTACGAGGACAGAGACATGAAAACAAAGAAAGCATATGAAGCACTTGAGCGATCACTGGAAAAGCACAAGGCGCTGATTGAAGCAGATTACGATCTAGATTGCCTCAAGCGCATCAAAGACAAGATATTTACTCAGGATTTGACAGAAAACTACGGCTGGGTAATTCCCTCTCATGTGAAAGGCAACGATAACTGGTTTTCAATCAAAAGCGAGATAAGCGCCGGAACATTTGGCGGAGAAACTAAACGCAGTATTTCTTGGGAAGATGACGACAGAGACCCTGATGGTGAGTTTCTTTTGCACATCTGTTTTTCTACCGGCGCGTATTTTTTTGGCGAAGAGTATGACAAGGATTTTTTCAAGCGATTCTGGAAAGAGTTGGAGTCATACGAGCCAAGCTTTAAAGATACCACCAACAAGGGACTTTACTTCTCTAAAGAAAAAGCCGGAAAGGTGCTCCAGAATTACGATCAAATCGTTAAAAAATATCGCGATCTTTACAAGTCCGAGGCTGATAAAAGGCGCGCGGCAAAGTTGAGAGCGGAGCTGGAAAAACTGGAAGGCTCTACAGGCTAAATCTCAATAATGTACTGGAAAAGAGAATGAAAATCCTGCACCTAACGCTCAAGAAAAAATGGTTTGACATGATCGCTAGCGGTGAAAAGCGCGAGGAATATAGAGAGATAAAGCCATACTGGAATAAGCGTTTAACTAATAAATCCTATGACGCCATTTTGTTTAGAAACGGCTACTCAAAAAACGCGCCTAAAGTGCTTGTAAAGCTGGACGGAATAATGACCAGTCTTGGCATTATTCAATGGGGCGCGCCAGAGGGCGAGAGGGTTTATATTTTGAAGCTCGGCGAAATACTGCCGCTAGATTGTTAACTGTACGGAGATAGAGATATGAGCAGAGAAATAAACGACGAGACATTAAAAGAGTTTATCCAGAACCATCTAAGCGTGACGGATTTTGGCTATCTCGTTATTCCAAATGATGCCCGACTAAATGACGAGGCTTTAAGCAATATCAAGCAGAGCTTCAAAGACTTTGTGGCGCAAGAATCTTAACTGTACGACAGGTGAAATATGTTTAAAGAGATTTTCTGCCCTCAATGTGGCGACAATACCCATGAGCTTCACGAGGGATGCTGCGAGCAATGCTGGAACGAAAACCAAGCCGCGCTTGATCGTCATAACCAAGAGTACGACCACTGGAACAGGATGGATAGCGAGCGCAGAGAACAAGCTATTCGAGAAGCCATGAATCAATAATGTACTAACTGACAGACGAGGTAATTATGAGGCAACAGTTACTATCTAAAGCACTTCGAGCTATATGTCTCACGCGAGATTATGTTGGCGAAAGGATGCTGCCAGCCATCAACGGCTGGGAGTGGTACGAAGTGGGAAAAGAGCTGGCCGGAGTCATACCAGAGGATGAATGGGCTAAAGAATTTTGGAAGAGAGTTGAAGCAGATAAGGATCGGCGACGGCGAGAAGGTAGGCCGCAAGGCTGAATTAACTGTACTAACGGAGAATAGCGTGACTTATACAGACCTTGATATGGTTACAGCGAAAATCTACCGCATGGTTTCAAACCGGCGAGCGAGAAAGCTGCGCAAGCGCGGCGAGTTTGTGAAGTGGAGTGTCGAGCTTGACTGCTATATATGGGAGCCGTGCTGGTTGTCGCCAAACCCAAATACGTTGAACGGGCTGCCTTGGTTGTCTCGTCGTGAACAAATAGCTCTTTAGCCTGTACTAACTGGAAGGTGAGTAACTATGAAAGCAATTTATTTATTCTATGTTTTTAAAATAGCTCCGCGAGTTATCGACAATAAGTCTAGCTGGTTTTGGCGGTGGTCGGTTTCTCTCCTTAACTCACAAAGGGCAATAGCTGGCGACTCGTTTGCGCTGCGGTCTTTTGGTCGTCTTTATATCCGAGACCCGCACGCGCGCCCTATAGCTACCCATTGGGTCTATAGCAATTGGCACCCGTTTTGCTGGCGCAAGAATCGATAACCTGTACTAACTGGAAGGTGAGTGAATATGAGCACAATAGACATTAAAGCCGTAGCAAATGTGAGACTGAATGATTTGGCCTCAGCAATTGCGGAGTTAAAGCCTTACGAGATAAATGATTTTTTTCTCATGGTTGTTGAGAGGCAAAGTAACCCCGAAACGGCGTTAAAGTGTTCTGAAAACCTTAAATGGCATTACGACAGGCTTGCGGGTGGCAAATAGCTGTGCGTTTTGAATCTAATGGTACCGTAACTGATTACGGTACCAAATAATGTACAGCCATCTGTACCTTCAAAGAGTAGCGTAAAAATTCTTAATTTCAACGGCGAAAGACACCTTCTAACCCATGATGGAGAAATCAAAATGAATGGAAAGTGGACCCAATCGAATTTTGAAAAGTTCGACCAAGCAAACCCGCACATCTGGAAAGAGATTGAAAGGATTGCGCTCGAGGTAGCCCATAAGCACAAGAAAAAGAAATTCGCCATTAAAAACATATTCGGTTACATGCGCTACAACTCAGCGATCAAAGGCGATAATACTGAGGGAGAGTTCAAACTAGATGATGGATGGTACCCGCATTACGCCCGAAAATTCCTACGGCTTCATCCAGAGCTACCCGATTTTTTTGAGATCCGGCAGCGGATGCAAAGCTACCACGACGACAATCCGGCGGCTAAGGACGCCATGGGGAGAGACAGATGAAAATAGGATCAGCACCAATCAGTAATCAAATTCCGATGTATCGAATCAAGTTAACCGGAGCCTTGGATAAACTGGATGAACTTGAGCACCAGCAGTTTGAAATGATTGCCCGAATTACCGAAGGCATGATAAGACCGCTCGATTATTTCCAAGACGTTTGTCATGTGGTGCAGGGGAATCCTATTGCTTATATGAATCGTCTGATAGCGTTAAACATTCTAGTTGTCGATCATTGGAAGAAACCGGCTTGAGTAAGAGCGTCCAAAAGCTACGCAGCGAGGCGCTAGAGGTGTCACAACTTCTTGCGAGGGTATCGGAGGCCAATTCTCAGGGGGTCTGCAAATGCGTCTCCTGTGGCAAACTGATCTACTGGAATGAATGCGATGGTGGCCACTACATAGCCAAGGGGAAGGGCGGTAGCAATTCGTGGGCGCTAGACATGCGTAATATCCATCCCCAATGCAAGGGCTGTAATGGCTTCCAGATGCGATACGGCAACGCAGAGGCGCGGTATACCTTCTGGATGATCCGAAAATATGGAGTTGATCTGGTTGAAATGATGACTTTTAGCAATCCGGTGGTAAAGTGGTACGCTTTCGAGCTAGAGCAACTTATAAAGGATCGCAAAATTGAAATCAAAAAGCACAAAAAGCGAATTGGAGCTAAATGATGTAGAGGGCTTTATTCGCGCACACACTTGGAAATTCGCAAAGACAATGCCATGGGCACCCCATGAGTATGTATACAAGACAGCGGCGATCGATGCAGAACTATTCGATCAAGTCAAAATCTTCATCCATGAAAACGGCGTCCCCGAGTGGTATCACTGGTCTCAATATGGCAAAAGCGGCAAAAAAGAGAGGAAGTACTTCTATCACGAAGATCATATTTACTGGTGCATGCCGCACAATATCTTTGACCCGCAGTATCCAAATCTAAAAATAATCAATCGGGCGCTACTTAGCGACTATCCAGAGAGAGACCCGCTTACCGAGGATGAAATAAAAGGAATAAAGTCCTTAATTGTTCTTGACAATCCTCAATAGATCTCCTATAGTAAACACATGAAATCGAGAAAGCCTACGGAGGGCTACCAATGAAACTCAGCAAATCAGAACAGCGCATCTTAGACAAAGCGGCACGCATCATGGAAAAGAGCGCCTATTACTACCCTCAGCAGTTCACTTCAGCCAAAGCTACTAAGCAGTATTTCTTTAATCGATTGGCCGGTAAAGACCGCGAGGAATTTCATGTCTTATTTCTGGACAATCAGCACCAACTGATTGCTTGCGACATATTATTTGTCGGCACCATTGATTGCGCCTCAGTCTACCCGAGAGAGCTGGTAAAGCAGACGCTAGAGCATGGCGCATCTGCTATCGTACTAGCCCACAATCATCCGTCAGGCACGCTAGAGCCTAGCAGGGCGGACATTGAAATAACCAAGAAAATCAAAAACTGCATGAATGCAATCGAGGTGAGAGTTTTAGACCATCTGATTGTCGGACATGGAACTCCAGCATCGTTCGCAGAACAGGGGCTAATATGATCAAGCGCATACTCTATTCAATCAATCTGTATCGACGCCAAATCAGGCGTTTACGGAATGACATTCGGGAACAGGATATTGAAATCCGAAACCTGAAAATTGAACGCGACCTTCTGCGAAGCATGATGCGTAAAGCCAAAAAGGAGCGGGACGGATGGGAGAAAATGACCCTCCGTTATCGCGCTCTAAACAAGGCGCTTTGCGAGGAAATGGAAATAGAGCCGACTATTGACTCCGAGATTGTCAAAGACTTTCAAACCATTTTCGATGATCCGCTAGGCTACGACCAGACCGGAAAGCCGGTGAAGCCAGATACTCGCGGAGAAATTGTCGACCTTAATAAATATCGAGGAAAAAACTGATGGCTATTTTTCAAGACGTTGCACTCCCTATGACTATCGAGGATTTCTTAGAGGGGTATGACAATGCTAAAAAGGCAATTGAAGAAATGCACGCCATCAATGACCGGCAGAAAAAAGCCTGTGACGCATTGGGGCGTCACCTCTGGAATGGCTACCCATTCAGAGACGATAAAAGCCGACAGCTGCGAGAGCTTAGACAGCGGTTTTGGCGGGGCGCTTTCGATATTACTGACTTCGCTCGCTACATGGATGATCAGGCCAGAAAGGAGTTCGACCGATCGCTAGAAAACCCGCCTGAATTTACCATGGATAACATTCGCGCTACGTTTCTGGAGCTGGCACAAAAAGCCGACATGATGTTTAACCGAGGGGTGGTCAATATCTTTAAACACCTTTCGGATGGCTACAAGACAAACTCCAATGAGCCCTTCAGACTTGGCCGGAAGTTCATCATGGGCTGGGGCTGCGACAACTGGAGAGGCCGCCCGAATATTCGCTACCAAAACGAGGGTCGCATTGATGATATCGACAGGGTTTGCTCAACACTCTTAAACAAGGAATGGCAGCCACGCCGATTGGCCAGCGCAATAAACGCCTCCTTTGACGAGTGTTACCAGAATGGCGATCGATGCGTATTTGATAACGATCTATTTCATATCAAAGGGTTTAAAAATGGCTCGCTGCATTGGACTGTAAAAAGCGAAAAGCTACTGAACAAGATCAATGACCTGATCGCTGCATACTATGGCGACAACACACTGGCGAAATCAGCATGAACTGTAAAACCTATGAAAATATCTACTGCTCGATCACCAGAGAGAGCGATGGCACATGGACAGGCTACAACAACGTAACGGGGATGCCAGCATACATCGATGGCGATCCATACAAAGGTCGCCGCATCTGGAAAACATACGAGAAGGCTAGGGCGTGGATGACTGAAACCACGCAGCACTACAGGACAATAGCTTTAAGGTCTGGCTGGGTACGATAAATCTAAAATAATTGTTGACAATCCTCAAGATATTGGCTATAGTTATATCTCAATAGAGCTACGGAGGCTTCAAATGAACATCGAAATTACTTACCTAGACGACCATCTCCAAGAGCAATCCTGCCATCTGGACGGGGTTACCCGAATTGCACAGGATGAATACGGCAGCTGGGAGATTGACTGCGACGAAGGCGAAATGGTTGTTGAGGAAATTATCAGCATAAAAACAAGGAGCGCCGAATAATGGCTGCGCTAACTAACGTCGAAAGTGTTGGATCTTTAGAAACCGGAATGGTGGTTAAAAAGATATTCACTGACCAACGCTACTTCATCACCTCAATCAAAATCACCCGCGCTGGCGTCCCTTTCATCTACGGCTATGCCATGAAAGACGATGGCACTATCGAGACTGAGGAACGATTCATCGACTACTACCGACGACTAGAGGTTGCACAATGAAAAAATATGAATTTGAACCCGCTGGCTGCGAAAGCCCCGAGGACTTAATTCGACTGCTTTTAGAGTATCGAGAGGTCTACAACAGCGACGAGCAGGTGATTTACACCTACGACCCAACATCTGGATTTACCTACAATCTAAACCCTAAAAAGACGTGTGTATTCGCAAAATTCAGAGGGGCTTGGATTAAGAAAGAGGTTGAGTGGTACCGGAAAATCCCCGAACACGGCGTTCTATGCTGGATTTATAGCAACAAAAGCAATATGAGAATAGGGAGGGTCATGCATTACAAGGAATCTGACATCCCTTTTGCTACTGACACAGGCGCTGTATGGGAGCACGCCGATCCACTAACCAATGAAGAAATCAAACAATTCCTAGACCCCGAGGATAGCTAAAACATTAAATAATTGGTAAACTGGATGCATGACCCCTGCTAAAACCGCTAAATCGATGGGACTGAAATCCCTAACTCAAGTCTCAGAGATTACAGGGGTCTCTATGAATACGCTATCCAACTGGCATAAACACAAGCCCCTCTTATTCGACATTGTTTTAAGGGGGTGCTGTGACCGGCTGGAAATCTCTCCTACCCATCAACTTCTGGATGAAATCTGTGCGATCACAAGACAACGACAAGTTAAAGATAGTTTATAAATCAATCGACGAGCTATCGGAGTATCCCGATAATCCCCGTAATCATGACGATGAAAAGATTGGGGAGCTGGTCGAGCGGATAAAGCGCACCGGCTGGGCGACTCCAATTGAGATTGACGAGGCCGGTATGATCCTCAGTGGCCACGGAAGAATGCTGGCGGCTAAACAGCTGGATATGAAAAAGGTGCCCTGTGTGGTGCTTGAGGGGATGACAGAGGCGCAAAAGGCGGAGCATGTCATTGCATCCAACCGAGTAGCGGAGCATGTAGATTGGGATTACAGCAATCTGGCAGTAACTTTCGACTTTCTCGAAAAATGCGATGTTGATCCGGTTCACACTGGATTCGATGCGAGTCATATCAGTGACATTTTGGATTTCACCAATCGCACAGCTGGGGTCAACAAGGAGCCGACTCAATCACAATCCTTGGTGACAGAAGATCAAGTCCAGAAGGCAAATGTTAGCGTTAATACTCCTACCATTGAAAACAAGCAGTCAATCGTCTGCCCCCATTGCACTGAGGAGTTCTTTATATGATTACAGAGATTGGCAAGCACCGAGTCCAGCACGCAAACATTATGGGCGGGATTGACGCTTTAATGGCTGGAGACATGGCGGATTTTGTCTACAGCGATCCGCCATGGGGGCAGGGGAACCTTCGATACTGGCAGACGATGAATAAAAAGATGACCGGCGCGGAGCGTCAGGAAATTGACTACTCGGAGTTCATCGAAAAGCTGTTTTCAATTATTGCCAGATACGCGAGAGATAGGGTGGTCATTGAATACGGAGTTCGCTGGAAGGATGACATACAAGCGATAGCGGCAAGGTATGGGTTTTCGGGACCCGTTCATCGAGGAATCTACGACTCAAAAAACCTCCCATTAGATTTCCATTTTCTAAGCAAATCCGGCCAATTCACACCTACAACCAATGTGATCGATAAGCTAAAGATCCAGAAGGGACTCAAAATAGTAGAGACCATATTCGACGATTGCTGTCCGATTGACTCAAAAATAGTTTTAGACCCAATGTGCGGCATGGGTTATACGGCTCAGGCGGCGGTTAACCGAGGTATGGCGTTTAGAGGGAATGAGTTGAACTCCAAAAGATTAGGTAAAACCATTGCCCGACTCGAAAAAGATAAAAGCCGTTAGCGTTGACCATTCTGTAGTCCTCGATTTTATCGAAGGCGTGGATACTGAGGACGCTGAGTTTAAAGATCACTCTGCTAAAAAATGGTGGTTCGCTGTTTATTGCGATGAAAAGGTAGTCTCTGTCGGTAGTATGTACGAGGCCAGCAAGTCCACTATTCGAATGTCCAGCCATTACACCCTCCCTGAATATCGCGGTATGGGCTGCTCTACGGCGATGATCAAGGCGTCAATCGATAAAGCTAAAATCCTTGGTTACGAGAAAGCTGACGCCTATACAAGAATCCCTTTGTATAAAAAACTCGGATTTAAGCCGGTTAGAAAATACAAATGGGGCGGGGAATACCTAATCAGGAAAATATGAGCACAATCTATCTTAATAAATCCGTTTACGAAGCTGGCTTGGAGCGGATGCGCTGGCTTTTTGACGAGTTTGAAAATGTGTCTGTCTGTTTTTCAGGCGGAAAAGACTCGACCGTGACCCTAGAGCTGGCCTTGCAAGTCGCCAAAGAACGCGGCCGACTGCCTTTGCCGGTGGTATTCGTTGACCAAGAAGCCGAATGGAACTCCGTTATTGAGTATGTGCGTCGGACAATGAGCCGTGAGGAGATAGAGCCACACTGGATTCAATGCCCTATCAGGCTATTCAACGCCACGAGCTCAACGGAGAGCTGGCTGCATTGCTGGGCTGAGGGTGAGGACTGGATGAGGGATAAGGAGCCCGACAGCATCCAAGTGAATGATTTTGGCACCGATCGCTTCCACGACATTTTTCCGGCGTACCTGCAGAAGTTCTGGCCAGACCAAAAAGCGATCATGTTGGCCGGCGTGCGATGTGAGGAATCTCCCAATCGACGAACGGGATTGACCCATAATACGACTTATAAGTGGGTGACATGGGGCAAGCATCCGATCAAGAAGCGAGAGCACTACACGTTTTATCCGCTCTATGATTGGACTTGGCGGGATATCTGGAAATCAATCCACGACAACAAGTGGGACTACTGCAAGGTCTATGACGAGTTTTACCGCTATGGAATCTCCCCGATGCAAATGAGGGTCTCCAATCTTCACCACGAGACCGCTGTTCACCAGCTGTTCTACCTTCAAGAAATCGAGGGGGAAACATGGGATAAGCTCACTCAAAGGCTCTCAGGGATCAATCAGGCGCGGCATCTGACGAAATCCGATATGTTTCAGGTTAAGAAGCTACCATTCATGTTCTCAAGCTGGAAGGACTACAGAGATTATCTAGTCAAACATCTTCTGGTACCGGAGCAAGCCAAGCTATTCAACAGCAAATTCGCAGCCATGGATATCAAGTGGGGCGGCATGAGTAACGCAGGCCTAGTCGCCATGTATCGCTCTCAGATCAATTGCGTGCTTTCCAACGACTTCGAGTTCACCAAAATGGACAATTTCGAGTCAAGGGCTCAAGTGGTCAACTACCGAAAATGGAAGGCGGGCAAACTGGATCTGTCTATCGATCGATCATTATTTAACTATTTACCGGAGGGATGGGATGCTACTAGCTGAAATCCAGAAAAAGCTCGACTCGAGTTCGCCTGAGGACGCCATAGAGTTCATCAGCGATATTATGATGACTCTCAAGATCAGCTCCCCAGTAAAGGATCACCCGATCTGCTCGGTTAAATGGGCAAGAATCGATCAAGTCCAAGCGAATGATTACAACCCAAACTCAGTAGCAGGGAAGGAAATGCAGCTGCTGTACACCTCAATCAAGGCCGATGGCTACACCCAGCCAGTAGTCACGGTGTATGACCCCGAGATAGAGAAGTACGTCATCATTGATGGGTTTCATCGATACTTCACCTGCAAGACCAATCCCGATGTTCTAGAGTCAACCTTCGGATTCTTACCAATAGTGGTGCTAAATAAGACCATGAACGAGAGAATGGCTGCTACCGTTCGACACAATCGAGCCCGAGGCGCACACTCCATTGGGGGAATGAGTAACATGGTTTTCCAAATGCTCGACAATGGGCTGGAAGATCACGAGATCTGCAATGAGCTAGGTATGGACCCCGAGGAATTACTGCGCTTGAAACATATCACAGGATTTAGCAAACTATTTGAAAGCGCGGAGTATCAAAAGGCATGGGAGACCAAACGCCAGATACTTCATCGAAAGGAATACCAATCTACGAGCGACAGGGTCGCAAGCGGGGCAAATGTAGATGACGGAAAAGACCAAGAACGGGAGACAGGGTGAGGGCGGCGGAAGGCCACCACGCGAGTTTTCTCCAGCAGAAATAGATACTTACGAGAAATTAGCCGCTGTATTAACCAAAAAGCAATGCGCCGATTTCTTCCAAATGAGCGAAACCACCCTAAGGGAAGTCGAGAAAAGACAACCCGAGGTGGCTGATGCCTATAAAAAAGGCAAATCCAATGCCGTAGCATCCGTGGCTCAATCACTGCTTTCCATGGCTACCAGAAAGGGCAATGTCACAGCTGCCATCTTCTACCTAAAGACTCAGGCGGGCTGGAAGGAAGGCGCTGATACCACCTCAGACACCGAGACCCCATCATTCACAATCAATGTTTCTCGCAGAGAGCCAGTGGGCGACATGAGGATTACTCGTGGATCTTGATCTATCCGCTCCACAGGCGGCTTATCTGTATGACCTAAATACCAAGTATCGAGCCTTCGTCGGTGGATTCGGATCAGGCAAGACTGCGGTCGGCTGTCTGGATCTGGCTCTATTCGCTTGCCAATATCCGAAAATAACCCAAGCATATTTCGGTCCCACTTATGGCGCCGTAAAAGATATCTTCTATCCAACACTTGAGGAGATGGTTTACCCGCTTGGCCTGACTACACCGGTGCGGATTGGCGATCAGGAAGTGGATCTGTTCTACGGCCGCCGGTATTACGGGACGATCATTTGCCGATCGATGGATAATCCCGACAAGATTATTGGATTCAAGGTGGCAAGGGCTCTCGTTGATGAAATCGATGTGTTGGAGGCGAAGAAGGCAGAAAGGGCGTGGAACAAGATCATTGCCCGATTAAGGCTCAAGGTTGATGGCGTAATCAATGGAGTGGGGGTTACCACGACCCCTGAAGGATTTAAATTCGTACACAAGCGATTCAAGAAGAACCCCACTCAATCCTATTCCATGGTGCAAGCCAGCACCTACGAGAACGAGAAATATCTGCCGGATGATTACATAGCGACTCTCAGGGAGTCTTATCCGGCACAGCTGATCGATGCCTATATCGAGGGGGAGTTTGTCAATCTCACCTCAGGAACGGTCTACTACGCCTATGATCGGAGACTCTGCAGGTCAAAAGAGACCATCCAACCCAAGGAACCGCTCTATATCGGCATGGATTTCAACGTTACCAAAATGGCCGCCACGATCTATGTTCACAGGGAGGAAGGGGGGGAGACGATATGGCACGCAGTGGACGAAATAGTAGATGGCTATGATACCGCCGCGGTTATCCAGATCATCGACGAGCGCTACAGACAGCCAGACAAGGAGCATAAAATCACCATCTATCCCGATAGCTCAGGGGGTAATAGCGCCACAAACGCCAGCACTTCCGATATTGGCTTGTTGTCTAAATATTCGATTCGGGTAAAATCAACGAATCCAGCAGTCAAAGACAGGGTCAACGCTGCCAACACAGCCTTCGAGAAAAGGCGTGTCAGGATAAACGACGAGAAGTGTCCAACCACTGCCGATTGTTTAGAACAGCAGATTTATGGAAAGAATGGTGAGCCCGACAAGAAATCTGGAAATGATCACCAGAACGATGCGACGACCTATCCTATCGCTTATGAAATGCCCATCATTAGGCCGCTATCTCGTCCAGACTTTAAGTTCCAACACTAGGCGGACGATATGAACCCTGTTGAATCACAGCATCCCGATTATTCCGAAAACCTGTTGATCTGGCAGTTGATAGCCGATTGCTGCGCTGGCCAGAAAACCATAAAAGCCAAAGGATCTACCTATCTTCCAGTCATGGAAGGGGTCGAGACTACCGATAAGCGGTATAAGAATTACGTCGAGCGGGCGAACTACGTCAATATAACTGGTAGGACTAAACAGGGATTAGTGGGGGCTGTGTTTCGCCGCCCTCCTGAAATCAATTTACCTACAGGACTTGAATATCTCGAGGACAATGCTGACGGATCCGGTGAATCACTTTCCTCGCTGGCCAAGGAAGCGACCGGCGCCGTGATTGGCAAGGGGCGTCATATTCTTGTGGTTGATTATCCAAGCGTTGAGCGGGCGCTAACATTGGAGGAGGAGCAACGGCTAAAACCTCAGGCCAGTATTATCTCGTATACAGCTGAATCGCTGATCAATTGGAAAACACAGGTCATAGCTGGCCATTCAGTGCTTTCCCTTCTGGTGTTCAAGGAAAAGTACAACGCCTCGGAGGATATCTTCCAGCATGTCATGAAAGACCAATATCGGGTGCTGTCGCTGGATCAGGATGGGAAATACGTCCAATCAGTTTATCGAGAGGGCAAGATTCACGATACATTCGAGCCTAAAGCTAATGGTAATCGGCTTGATTACATTCCGGCTGTCATTGTGGGCTCAGAGAATAACGACCCGATGGTGGACATGGCTCCCTTGCAGGACATTGCTCAAGTCAATATTGCCCACTATCGAAACTCGGCGGATCTTGAGGAGAACTGCTTTGTGCATGGCCAGTTGACTCTCGGAGTAACGTCCAGCCAATCCAACGAGCAATTCAAAGAGGCGAATCCGAACGGGATTGTCGTGGGCGCTAAGGCGGGTCATTTCCTCGGGGAGAGAGGCGGCTTTACGTCGGTTCAGGCAGCGGAGAACCAGCTGGCCGATAAGCTAATGAGTCGCAAAGAAGAACAGATGAAAATGCTGGGTGCGCGGCTGATCGAGAATCAAGGTCAGAAAACAATCGCACAGACTAAGATGGATGCGACAGGGGAGAACTCAGTCCTTGCAACCATTACCGAAAATCTCTCAGAAGCCATCTGGAAATGCATTCAATGGTGTGGGGAGTTCATGGGAACGCCTGTTCCTGAAGGTACAGAGCAAGGCTTCATGCTGAATAGTCAATTCTTTGACGAGGAAACCCAGCCTGAAGTGATTATGGCCGCTATTCAAATGAGCGACCGAGGTATGCTGGCCAAATCCGATGTTCAAAACCTAGCCAGAAAGCAAGGCCTCATCCCTCAAGACCGAACCAATGAAAAAATAGACGGTGAGGCTGAGGTTGCACCCATCTGATCCAGCCATAAGGCACCAGATCTTTATCCAGCGGTACGCTTCGGGCTTAGGTACCGCATTCGGGGTTGAGCTGGCTAGAACCTACCAGACTGTTATCGAATTGATTGAGGAGGGCGGCACTGATCGGCGTGTCGCCCAATTGAATCAAATACTCATCGATCTGGAGCAGTTAATCGCTGGCACGTTCAATTCGGCCAAGACCGCCTTTATTCTTGAATTGGATGCACTGGCTCAGGCAGAGGCGGCATGGTCAAAACAGCTGCTAATCAATACCAGCACAGCGATTGCTCCGGCTTTGCCTGATATCACTCAGCTCCAAGCGGCGTATAAGATCAGGAAATTCGAGGCCACCCCAAATTCTCGGGTAAACATTGAGGAGGCGTTAAAGCAATTTGAGCAAGGGATTGCCAAGGCTATTCGTTTCGCTATTCGTGATGGGGTGGTTTTAGGTGAGACGACAGAAGCGATCGCAGAGAAATTGGCGGTTCAACAGATAGTCACCAAGCATAAGGCCAGAGCCCTAGCCCGAACCATGACCAATCATGTCTCGAATGTAGCTAGATCCTCGGTAATGGCCGCTAATGATGATATTGTAAAATCCTATCAATGGCTGGCCACACTGGATTCTCGTACTACCTTGGTGTGTGCAGGAAGGGATGGCAATGTTTATCCGGTCAGCTCTGATAGTCCAAGACCGCCCGCACATTGGAATTGTCGATCTACAACCATTCCAGTCATCGAGCCTGAATACGATATTGGCGGTGGACAAGGTAGAAGGCCAAGTGAAAACGGCGATGTATCCGAAAGCACCAATTTTGGCCAATGGCTGAAGCGTCAACCTGCAGGTTTCCAAGACGAGTATTTCTCACGGTTTACAAATGGGGAAGAAAAAGCCAAACTGTTTCGTAAAGGCGGGCTCAAAATCGATCGTTTTACTGATGCCAAAGGGGCTGAGTATTCATTGATCGACCTAGGACGGCTTTATCCACTTGAATTTCAACGATCTGGGATCACGTAACGGGGTTACACCATGAAATACAAACTCATCAAATCCGAACACGAAGCACTCGACGAAGCAATCCAAAAACTCTATGAGCCTGATGGTGACGGGTTTAAGTTGATCGTTGAAGGGCTGCCGACTGAGGACGTTTCGGGCTTGAAGAAAAAGGTAGACGAGCTGCTTTCTGAGAAGAAAAGCGAGCAAGCCAAGCGGGAAGAAGCTGAAAAAGCAGCTCAGGAAGCCAAAGACAAGGCCGCTAAAGAGGCTGGAAATTACAAGGAATTGTTTGAATCCTCAGAAAACAAGGTTAAAACACTTGAGGAAGCATTGAAGGATCGTGATGCAAGAGATAAGCGTCAATCGATCGGCGGGAAGGCGTTGGAATTAGCGCAAGGCTTGACAAAAGATGTGTCACGGGCAAAACTACTCGCAGAGCAACTGAAAGGCCGGTTAGATCTGGTCGACGGAGAGCTGAAGGTGTTGGACACCGCTGGCGCTCTAACAGTATCAACTACCGACGAATTGGTAGAACAGGTCAAGAAGGATTATCCCTTTTTGGTCGATGGCAAGGACTCCTCAGGGGGGGGTTCGAGCGGAGACAAAGGCGGGGCTGGCGACTCGAAAAAAATCACGCGCGACCAATTTAATGAAATGGATCATGTTGCTAGATCCAAGTTCGCTAAAGATGGCGGCAAAGTAGAAGATTGATTTTCGACTTAAAAGGAGTCACCCATGAATATATTGACAGGTCTCGCTGCGGACATTTATCTAGCAGCTGATACGGTAGGCCGCGAGCTTACCGGTTTTATCCCTGCGGCTACACAAAACGCCGAAACAACTCGAGTTGCGATTGGCGATGATGTAACCTCCCATTTCACACGCCAAGCGACTGCGGTTAATGTTACTCCGTCGATGACCATTCCTGAAGGAACGGATCAGAATGTGGATAACAAGAAAATGCAGATTACCAAGGCGCGAGCTGTGCAAATCCCATGGCGCGGTGAGGAGCAACGATCTGTTAACAATGGTGTTGGCTATAGCTCTATCTATGGCGACCAGATCGCTCAGGCCATGCGTACCATCACAAATGAGATCGAAGCGGATGCTTATGCTGAATTGCAGAAGTCAGCCTCGCTTGGTTTTGGCGCAGCTAATGCCAATCTATTTGCTACTGATTTTGATGCAGTAATCGATGGCCGACAATTGCTAGTGAATAACGGATGCCCTACTGATGATATCTCATTGGTGTTGGGCGGATCAGTCACCGGACTTCGCAAGCTAACTGGATTGAATGAAGCGGACAAAGCGGGCACTACTGCATTCCGAGAGAATGGCACCCTGCTTAATATCCACCAAGTTCAAATGCGCGAATCGTCTCAAGTCTCAGCTCAGACTATTACTGGCGCTGGGACACATCGAATCAATGACACTGACTCCTCAAATACCATTGTTGGATCAACGTCATTAGAGGTTGATGGAACGACCACAGCTCCGACCGCTGGTGAAGTGTTTACTCTAGAAAATCAGACGCAGAAATATGTGGTTGGCAGCTCAAGCACGACCACTCTAGTAAATCTGAATGCTGGATTGCTGCAAGCTACTGCGGATAATGCCCTACTTACTTATGAGACAGGGAATTATTTCCATAACTTTATGTTCCACCGCAGAGCGTTTGAAATTGCTGTTCGTCCACCTGCTTTACCCGAGGAAGGCGATGCAGCTATTGATAGCTTGCTTGTTCAAGATCCATTCTCCGGCCTTGTGTTTGAGATTCGGGTTTATGGCGGCTACCGTAAGGCAATGATCGAAGTCGCGGCGGCTTGGGGTGTTAAGGGCTGGAAACCTGAGTTTATCGTTTCCGGTCTTTCAAACCTATAATTGAATAGGCCATAATAAAAGGGCGGCGGTCTTGAAGGCTTGCCGCCTTTTTTATTGGGGGAAAATATGACCATCATTGTAGAGACAGGCTCGCGCGTAGATGGAGCTAATTCCTATGTGACTGTCGCAGAATTTAATGCGTATTTGGCGCTAAGATACCCTTCGCGGTCGGCACCCACGGAAGCGGTGGCGGAGGGGTATCTGCTTCGCGCCATGGATTATCTGGAGTCTTTAGATTTCATTGGTGGCAAGGCGACTGATGCACAACCCCTGCAATGGCCTAGGGATCGGGTGCGAATCGATGGCTATGCCATTACATCGTCAGAGATACCCAAGGAGCTGAAAGTTGCTCAGTATGAGGCGGCGTATGGGTACGAGCTAGGATATGGGAAGGCAGATCCAATTGAAAGAACGGTTCAATCGGAAAAGATCGGGGAGATCGCCATTACTTATGCTAATAACTCCTCATCTCGAGTCGAGACTCCCGCGGTCAATATGGCATTGAAAAAGCTGCTTAAATCCACAGCTGGTACTGGAATCATCCGCGCATGAGCACATTCAATTATGCAGGGATTAAGGTCACAGCTGATCGACTGATAGCCAAATTCGGCCAAGATGTTACTGTTTCCCGCCAAGATCGATCGGGTTATCAGCCAGCGACAGGCACTTTTTCTCAGGTAAACTCGGTTTATACAGCAACTCTCGCTATACTCCCAAAACCAAAAGCCGAAAGGGAGGAGGATGCGACTCAATTTACCGAGCAGCAAGGGATTGTAAAAAGCGATACGGCGCCAAAAATCGGGGACCAGATCGCAGCCAATGGTGAAAACTATCGGATAACAGCAGTCAGGAATTTTCAGCCAGCGGAGACGCATATTTATTATGACATTCGCCTCACAAGTTAAAATCAACATCGATGCATCTAAACAAGATATGGATCGGATTGTGCGTGGCACTTTGCTTGGCATTTATCGCGACACTATTCTTGATACTCCCGTTGATACAGGCCGACTCCGAAACAACTGGTTCACCACTATTGGACGACCCACGGCTGGACAGCGAGATCCAAAGGGAAAAGGTGCTGGTGATGCGATTGCAAACGCAGTCAATGTATCTAGGCAGTTCCCGATGGGATCGACCGTCTTTTTCACTAATAACCTGCCTTATGCCTCCACCATTGAGCTGGGGGGAATCGTTAACGGCGGGATTCGTGAGGGGCGTGGAATGCTCCGGCGGGCGATTGCCAATAGAACGAGAGGGTTAAGGTGAGCACTAATTTTCTGGAAATCCGGCTTGCTTTAGAAGTTCAACTGCAAGCACTTGGCCTGTCAAATGTGGTTTATGAAAATACCGAGCTGGATCTAGCGACCCTAAACAAGAATGCTAATGTCGAGTTTTATCAGGCTTTCTTACTGCCGGCAGAGACTGAGGCCTTGTCAGCGGGACCCGAGGGGCGCGATATTCACGAAGGTATATTTCAGGTAAACTATTATTGTCAGGTCGGGAAGGGCGGGCATACGCTCCGACTCGATCAAATTGCAGACCAATTCAAGCGGGGCACGAGTTTGGTCAACGGGCTAACAACAGTCAGAGTCCGCAATGTATCTTTAGGCGCGGGGCGACGAGAAGATGCGTATTTTTTAAGAAACGTAGATATCTCATATTATGCGGTAACAGCCGCAAGGAGTTAAATCATGTCAGCCAGTGGCGCGAATACCCGACTTGCCCTCGAAGCAGAGTCCTCTTATGGGACAGAGCCAAGCGGGAACTGGAGCGTTTTCCCCTTCAATAGCCATACACTCGGTCTTACCAAGGCGGTCAATGAATCGGCCATTATTACGGGCGATCGAAACATAAAGAATGTGAAGCTAGGCGCTCACCAAGTAGCCGGTGATATCACATTTGATTTATCTAAACAGGCCATTTATTCGGAAGTAATCAGGGCGCTATTGGGTTCGACTACTGTTACCAATGGGCAATCAGGCGTAGGCACAGAGCGGATTTCATTCTCCGGCCAGACCGAGTTCTTAGACATACCCGGTATTAACGATGTTCATATCTATAATGGATTGGAAATGAACTCACTGGGTCTTTCAATTCCAGCGACAGGGCTTTGCACCGGTACTTTCGGGGTTGTGGGTCAAACCATGGACACTGAAGGATCAAGCGTTGGGGGAACATTGGTAGCAGCCGATGATTCTAATCTACCCTTCGATGCGTCTGAGGTAACAATCACTGAGGGCGCGGCGGATTCAATCGTCACAGAGCTTTCCCTGAATATCGATAACGGCCTTTCAAACCAGAATGTCGTCGGATCAGTCCTAGCGGCTCAGGGCGCAGGTGGTAAATGCCGAGTGACCGGATCAATGACAGCCCTGTTTGAATCGGGATCGTTGTTAGAGAAATTCATAGCCAACACTGAGAGCGCATTGACTCTGCAGTTTGGCACTGGAGCGGATGGCTTTCGATTTGTCATGCCGCGAATCGTGTTTACCGCTGGGGCAACACCTGTTGAGGGGGATGGCTTGATATCCGTTTCCATGGAGTTTCAGGCATTGGCCAACGGTGGCGCTTCATCCATTACCTACGACGATGATCTTACTGCATGAAAATTAAGAGTCTTTATACTGCCGATCGGCACGAGGAAGGTTCAGAGCTTACGATTAAGGACGAGCTGGGTAAAGAAACTCCGCTCGTTCTTGTCGTTAAGGGACTGGACTCTCCGACCTATCGCGCTGCATTTAAAAAGAATCGACAGCGTTTCTACGAAGATACCCAAGCGCACCCCGATAAAGATATCGACTCGGAGGATTATGCACTGGATACCCTTTGCGAAGTCGTGTGCGATTGGAAGGGAACAGACGAACCGTTTGATCCTGAGCTATTGCGCGAGCTATTGATAAAAGCCCCTTATGTTAAGAATCAGATAGACGCCCATGTTTCCAACCGAAAGGCTTTTACGAAGGGCAAGTCCACGAAATAGTCGCTTTTGGCCGGTGGATCTGGTACGCCAACAGTAAGCCGGAAGGCAGCGATTGCACCCACCTAGACCACTGGAAGCGATACGAGGCTATTTCGGGAAGGACACCGAAGGAACTTGCCAATCAGCCAGAAATTAATGAGGCACAGCTTGCGATCTTTGAGACCTATAAAAAGATTCTGACAGGGCGTGATCAGATAACTCTGGTTGATATTCAGGCGTTTTGCAGCATCTATCAGGAACAACTATCATGGTGGGAAATCGATACCATTTTAGAGCTGGACAAAGCGAGAATTGAGCAATGGGTAATGAAGTAGCCAACCTGATTTTTAAGGCTGACACCTCGCAGATCGAGAAAGCAGAAAAGCGACTCGACGAGCTCGGGCGTACAGCTAAGGACGTAGATGGTGATTTCGACAGGCTGCAACGGGAAACCAAGCAGACCACTAAGGAAATCGACAAGCTAGGCGATGAATCCACGCAGACCGGCCGGAAAATGCGCGGGCTCAATACTTCAGCCAACAGCGTATCTAAGGCATTCGCCGCTCTCAAAATCCCGATAATCGCAGTAGGTGCCGCCTTTACCGCTGGTTCGATCGCTTTTAATCGCTTTGCCGAAAGTATTGAGGAGTCTGGAGCCGAGTTCTCTATCCTGAATGCCCGATTAGTTACAGCTACGGGATCGACTGAAGCAGCGGCGGAGGCATTCGACCTACTTAATAGCTTTGCCCTAGAGACACCCTTCACCCTGAATGAAGCAGTCAACGGCTTCGCCAAGCTCACCAACTTGGGTCTCAACCCATCCAGAGACGCCTTAGTTTCCTATGCAAACACAGCGGCGGCCATGGGTGCCTCGCTGGAGCAGATGGTTGAAGCGGTAGCGGATGCCACGACCGGCGAATTTGAACGCCTCAAGGAGTTTGGTATTCGATCAAGTCAGGAAGGCGATCGGGTTACATTCACATTCCAAGGCGTATCAACGACCATTGAGAAGGAAGCAGCGGCCATTGAGGGCTATTTACGGGATATCGGGAATGTCGCCTTTGCTGGCGCGGCCATTGAGCAGACGCGTACGCTGGCTGGCTCTGTGTCCAATTTAGAACAGGCTTATGATCTTCTCAAAATCGCAGCGGGTGAAGCAGCGGGCGCAAACGAGATATTTGCCGAGACAAACAACCAAGTCGCTTCTGAGATTTCAGACCCCGAGTTTCAGGAAGGGCTGGCCAGAATTACCGCAACCTTTGCCGAATTGAAAAAAGAGGCCAAACTGGCCGGCGTGGCAGTGGTTAAATTCTTCGTTGATGCCTTCTCTACTACCACGGCAGAACAGATTGAAAACACTGAAGCCAGAATTGCTCAGACTGAATCCGCACTCCGGAGACTGCGAACACGAGGCATTGATGAATCCAATGCAGGGTTTCAGGCCAAGAGTGAGCTGCTGTCTCAGCTGCAACAGGATCTAATCAATCTACAGGCTGAAGCCGACACGACAGCTGAAAAGCTGGCCAGTGCTGGCGAAACCCTTAAAAAGCCACCCGAGGAGGAAGAAGCTGTCGAGAGGGAAACCTTCGACCCTTCAGGAATAGACGATTCATTCGGGGAAGAAAGCCCGTTTCTGGAAGCCTTCGAGGCGGATATTACAGCCAGAGAGGCGCGGTTTGAGGCATTCAGAGAGTCTGAGCTACAGCGACTCCGTGAGTTGGAACAGGCCAAGCTGGACGTCCAGAAGGAATTTCAAGATATTGGGTTTGAGCAGTTTGCTCAAGGTCAATTCAATATTTTCGAGTTCTTAGAGAAGGCCAAGGCGGCTGAGTTAAACCTCGAGGAATTGACCGGCAAGCAGAAGCAAAAGCTGGCCATTGGTGTTGGTGGTCAATTATTAGGTGCGCTGGCCAGCCAAAGCAAAAAAGCATTTGAGGTTCAAAAAGCGTTCAAGATCGCAGAAACCGTAGTCAGCACTTACAATGCAGCGACCTCAGCTTATGCTTCATTGGCACCTATTCCGATTGTAGGACCCGCACTCGGAGCGGCGGCAGCGGCGGCAGCAATTGCCTTTGGTACAGCTCAAGTAAACGCCATTAAAAGCACTCAACCCGGTGGGGGGTCTGTCAGTGGTGGATCAATTAGTGGTGGTACTTCCGCTTCTGGTGCGGCTGCTACGGCGCCCGTTCAGCCTACTCAGGTAGAGAGGGAGCCGGAGACTCGAGTTGTTGAGTTAACAGTTAATGGGGCTATTGATCCAGAAGGAACCCGCCGACTTGCAGAGGCGCTGAATGAGGCGTCTGGTGATGGTGTTGAAATAAGGGCTAATGTGATATGAGTGCGATTCTGGCAGAAAATAAACTCCATTCTTACATCTGGAGAAGGGTAGGCAGCGAAAGAGCCACCATTACCGCTGATAAAACTGAGCAAGTAGGCTTCGGCTTTAAAAATTGTTGTGACAATTCGGGCGGCACTAAATGGATGCTACCTAGTGATGGGCAGCAGCAGGAAATTACTATCGTGTTCCCTGCGGTGCAATTTACCAACGGCTTTGCTATCTATGGGCATAACTTGGGAGCTACACAAGGCATATCGATTCAAACCTCTCAAACCGAATTAAGCACACTATTTAACTTTCTCGATTCAGAAGAAGATGTTTATAGCGGGAGTTATTTCCCGACTGAAAAAGGCAAGGCATTTGCTGCGTATTTCCCAAACGCTTTAGATATTACCGAGTTTATCCGGCTAAGAATCACTACGCTTAATTGGGATCAAAATTCATACATTTCATTCATGTCGTTTGGTATGTGGGTCGATGACAAAATCGATATTGCTGCGCCTTTTACCCCGCCTTACCAAAGGCGCTACGAAAATGAGTTGAGCAGGAATAGCAACGGACACCCATTGATGAATGTGACTCGCCAAGCGGCCACTAAAATGACCATTAATTTGGTAGATTACGAGGAGCTTGGATTAACTACTCAACTGGGTACAAATTACGCCTCAAGAATCAATGGTGCGGACAATGGCAATCCTACATTCATCGATTACATGCAGTATCACTTAGGGATTAATCCTTTTTTCCTGATGTATGACGTGGGCGCGGATTCTACTGAAACTAGCCTACAGATCCAGACTCGGCGGAGTCGAGTATTTCTTTGCCATGCTGACAAATCTATTGGCCAGCCTCGGTATAATCGACCAACCGCTCTTGAATGGCGCTTGCCGGTAGTCGCTAATGCCTAACTTTACACCCGATCTCTACATTGACGACATTGTTTTATGGCTCGATGCGGCTGATATCAATGGCAACGATGGAAATTCTCAACCTGCAGAGTTTCAACCGATCTATAAATGGTTCGATAAATCGAAAAATAAACAGATATTTACGGCAGGGAATCCACCGCAAAAGCGAAATGGCGTGAACTTCAGCGGATCACTTGGCGGCGATCTTCTTACTGGTCAAGTCTCACTACCTGTCAGTTGGCACATGCTGGTTGTCGCAGAGATTGAGGTGGGATCGGGCTTAAATTGCGTGCTATCTGGAGAGACTTCCCTAGGGGATGAGATTGCATTTATTTTTGAAAACACGACGACTCGGACTGATTTCCATTATCGAAACGTCCTGCAAAACCGAGTCATTGTTGCAGGACCCTCATCCCCTATCGAGACTATCGGATTGCATGAGGTTTACTTTGATAATGCGGCGGCGAACATTGCTGATCGAGTGCCTTATGTCTACACCAACGCAGCGGATGCTACTCCTACAAAGAGCGCCGACAGTTTTTTGACGGATATCAGCTCGAACAATCCTTACACCATCAATCTCGGGAAAAACGTATTTAATGGTGACAATTCGAGCTGTGAGATTTATGAAATCATCATTATTGATGGTTTGGCTCTCAGGGAAAACAAAGTCGATTTATGGGCTATTCAGGGGTATTTGCAAAACAAATGGAAGATGGACGGTGCATTTTTAAGGCCGCCAAAATCAGTTGGATTCGGCAGTAATCTATTGGCGCACCCCTTCAGGGATGAACCACCACTAACCAATCAGGCTGTGAATGTTGACCGCACCTCAAATCCAGCCATTCAATATACCCGAAACATCTTCAACGATCTGCATAAGATCGGGAATATCGAGCCTGTCCAGTTCGTCCGGCTTTACATGGACACTTGCGACAATGTATTTGCTTCTACCGCCAATGGCTCAACCTGTCAGGCCGATCCAACGGTGGAGCCATGTTTTAATGCTCGCGCTGGCTGCATCGATCCTGATAACTATCGACGCAATGAGAACGGTCTTAGATCGCTGAATTTCTCTAGGGAGGTAGGGGTTCAACCGATAGATCGCGCTGGGTTTATTCCTGCATTGATCAGTGTGACCGGCGCTCCAGTTGAGATCGATGACAAAAAAGGCGTGGCCATAAAAGCCAATATCAGTATCAAGATTCGAGACTTTGCCACGACCGGCGCGGAGTTTGATCGCTACGCTAATGAGCGGGATATTATCGCCGTTGAGAACGGGACATTCTGGAAGGCTTGGCTGGCTCAAAACCCCTATTATGTGGGGAGGCCGATAGAGGTCTTTGATGGATATCAGACACAAGAAGGCCAAACTGCTTATCAATCTGGCCGCAAGCGGTACATCGTCGATTCCATGAGCCTCAGTAATGATGTGCTTGAGATCAAATGCAAAGATCCGTTTTTGCTGGTCGACATGACCAAAGACAAGGTGCCATCCCCTTCCGAGTTTTCGCTTGGCGCTGATGTTAATGTAACCACCGCTGTTACCTCGGTTGCTTTGCAAAGGAATGGGCTGGCGACTTCCGCCGGTGAGGTTGATGCGTATTTTGGGCTTTCAGGAACCGTCCGAATCAATGACGAGATCATCAATTACACCCGCCTTGTCTCGGAGGCCACCATTGATCTTGATACTCGAGGAATCTGGTTAACTGAAGCGGATACCCATGATCAAGATGATATCGTTCAAAAATGCATCGTCTATGGCAATGAGCCGGAGAACTCAACCCCTGATGTTGGGGAGACTATCGACGATGCGGTTTACAAAACTCTAGTTACAGAAGCGGGATTTCCAGCGGCGGCGATCAATAAAACGACCGGCGGACAATACTCATGGGAAGATGAAAAATCAGTCTGGTTATCGGCTTTTAGAATCCGAACCTGCTTGTCAGAGCCGGAGGAAGTTCTCAAAGTTGTTTCCAATCTGGCTGCACCGCTTGGCGTCAATTTTTTCTATGACGATGAATCCGGTCTAATCGCCATGCGGGCTCAGGTGCCAGAGCTGGACATTTCAAGCCTGTTGACCATTACCGACGATATTATTGTTGAGGATTCATTCAAACGCTTAAATGGCGACAAGGAGCGGCTTTCGCGCGTTTATTATTACTACAATCCTCGAAGCTATACCGAGGATCTAACCGAAACCAAATACTACAAAAATCTCTACCAGAACTTAGCTATCACTGAGGAAGGCGATGATTTTTATGGTCAGGTCTCTCAGCGAACCATTACTGCCATGGGGATTAGGGACGGATCCGTGGCGACTTCTATTTCTCAAAGGCTAATCAATCGATTCAAATTAACCCCGATTGTCTGCCAGTTTAATATCCCTGTTTCGGTGGATAACCTCAGGACAGGCGATGCCTTTTTCCTACTAACCAAATCAGTTATCGGCGCAAATCGACTGCCGGCACTGGTTGAGATGCGGGTTGTTAGCCGGAAATTCGACGACAAAAAACAACAATGGATCATTAAAGCCAAGCAGTTTAGGTTTGGATCGGCTAATACTGGACAGATAACAGCTAATGCGGTTGCTGCTTATTCGACTGGCGGCGGATCTGGTACAGAAAATGATCCATATACAGGGGTGCGATTGACTGAATCTTATATCTCATGCGATAGCCCTGTAAGCCCGACCTCGAGACCCTATATCACCGCAACGATTGTCAGCGGCGGATCTGGCTGGACTAATGGCGTCACATCCTTATCAGGCGATACAGAGATATTAGCGGCGCAAGGCGCTGGATTGACTCTCGATGCGACTGCCAGCGGCGGAGTAGTAACCAGCGTTGCTGTCACATCAAATCCGGCAGCTGGCTCTACCGTGGCTGATGGCGGGGCTCAGAACTACTTCGATGGCCAGATAGTGAACTGCAATGACGGTGGATTGGGAGTCGATTTACAGGTACGATTGAACCTAAGAGCTAAAATGTCGGGCGGACAGGAGCCCTACTTAATCGCATGACCACTTACCGCGAGATATCGAATACCGAAGTTGCTGTCGATGCGCCGGTTGCACAGCAGCTTGCACAGGCTTGGACGGACAACCTCAAGGCTGTAGCTCAAGGGGATGCGACAGCGGCGGGTGTTAGGATTAAAAAATTAGCGATCGCAGCCGATGATGTGTCAGCTGGTCTTAACCGAGCGGCTGAGAGGTCAGCCAGTGCATCAACCTCCGGCACAACATGGGTAGTCGCCATGACCCATGGTGCTGTAATCGGCGGCACTTACAATTTTAAGGTCGATATCACAGAATCAAATAGCACAGCCGATAACGGTTTAGCCGCTTTATTTCTTGATGGTGTTCAAGTTGGAAGTGTAACCAATGCAGAAAATACAACGGCTAATGGCGCTGTCCAGCAAGTCACTGTCACAAAAACCTCTTTAGTTGAGACTCGAATTAGAATGGAGAGTGGTGGAAGTCGAACGATGACGGTTAGGACTCGTTTCGGTGTTTCAGACGTAGACTGCCAAGCTAGAGGCATATTCTTCCCAATAGTGGGTTTATAGGTGATTTATGAAAACATTTACAGCAGGGGCTTCCCTCCAGCCAGATTTCGCTAATTCAGGCGGTGCTGGTGTTATCCAAGTCAAGCATGACGGTGCGAACAATATATTCCTTCATGGATCTGTTAACGGCACTAACTTTGCTTTCATCAAAGAATACACCGCCGATACCATCGAGGAAGTGATACTGGCGCCGTTCTTGAGAATTTCTGGCTCGCAGACCAACTCAGAAAACACTAGTGTTGGCACTTCGGCGGCCTATCTCAGCGAAACCCGAGGAGGGTAATATGAAACTGCTATTTATCTCGCTCTTGAGCGCGTTCCTTTTTTCATGCGCGGCTTTTGATGGCGACCCCAATACAACCGTTTGGGGAACTACCGTTGGCAACGAGCAGATCGATATTGATCTTGGCGATGGAAAACTGCTAGGCAGTCGAGAGTTGTATTTGGCTGGCGTGACAGGCTTGGAGCTGGCGGTGATAAATGGCTCGCAGGCTCCACAGGCGATCAATGCGGGGCTTTTATACGCTAAGGACAAGGTAGGCGATGCCGAGGAGCTTTTGAGCACTGACGAAGCCTACCAGAAAGTGCTTAATTCATTACTGGCTTGCGATCAGCCTATCTGTCAGACCACACTTGGCTCGGAAGCTAGAGTTGCTTTCGTAGAGGAAGCGGTGCCGCAGCTGAGCGACTTGACGAAGCGTGCTCAAGGCGTCACCGCAACCACCAATGACGTGATCGACGCCCTTCTTGTAGCTACTGAGATCAATCGTAATGTCAATTAATCGATCGTTAGCCGCTAAGGCGCTATTGGTTGCACAGCTGGCCTATGACAAATCCGACCCCGCCTTCCGAACAGAGCATGACGATTTCTATGTGGAAATCGACGATGAAGAACGCATTGTTTGGATTGGCGTTGCTGGCTCTAATGACCGTTATGACTGGTTTGATAATTTTCTGGCTAGTCGGGGTTGGTTTGATGGCATTGTCAAAGCGCATAAGCGATGGTTCAAACGCGCTAAAGGATTTAAATTCCGATTAGATAAGATTGTCGATAAAAACGCTGGCTATCGCGTAATGCTGTCTGGTCATTCCTATGGCGGGGCGGCCGCGTCGAACTATGCGTTTCTGAGAAGGGATCGAGTGACCGAATGTTTCACGTGGAACAGTCCGAAGCCATGGGCTGAATTTAAAGATGGTGCGATTGAATTGCAGATGCGGGAAATGTGCCACCACTTTATTAATGATGCGGATAAGATTACCCGCACACCTTTCAGAAACCGATGTTTTGGGCGGGAATATCGAAAAGACATTAATCGATTCGGGCAAGACCACACCAACTGGGAGGCTTTGCACGATATAGTCGACTGGTATTTATGATTGAATACGTGGTAAATGGCGTACTGTTGTTGGGGATAGCATACGCGCTTTGTAAGATTTTCAGTTACTTAGTGATAGCTATCCTGATATGGATATGGAGTAGAGATAAATGAATGAGCAGTCACCATCAAATCAAGTTAATTGGCCTATTACATGGGTAATGACAGCCGTTTTAGGCGGCACGGCGACAGGCGTTGGTGTGTTTGGCGGCGATAGCCTGAAGCAAGCGGTTGTACCTGCAGCGTTTGCACAAGAGATCAAAGAGCTAAAGGAGGGGCTGGCCGAAGAAAAACTCGAGTTTAAGACTCACCAGCAGATGACTAACTATCGATTAAATGGGCTCGAGAAAGCCATTCCCGATATAAAGGATGCCGTTTATACAGCCAAATCGGTCGCTAATGAAACTAAGACATTGCAGGGTAGAATGGAAACCCAGCTTATGCACATGAAGGAGATCATGCAGGGGCAAAATCAAGCCCTCGCGGAAATCGTGGCAAACTCTCGCACACCATAAGGTTTATTATGAAATTATTGGTTATTTTATTATCCCTGATCCCTGCTTTTGTTAGCGGCCAATGTAGGGAGATTGCCAATGTATCTATTGGTATACCAACTGAAAGAACCGATGGCAGCCCTCTACCCTACGATGAAATTGCAGCTACAGGCATTGTGCGGGATATCGATGGCCGGTTATCGGAAACTAGTCTGCAATACGGGATAACCTCTTACAACGAGCAAAACCCGAGACCCAATTGCGAGGCGGGGGAAGTAATTTACTCTGTTTATGTAGTTGATGTTTTTGGGAATCTTTCAGGCGTTTCAATCCCATGGGTAGCGACATTCGAAGGTGGGAAAGTTCAAGTAGAGCCCGCCCCCATGGAAGTCAATGTTGGCGGGGATATCTCAGTAGTACCTGACCTTCCTTTGCCTTTTTGCCCATCTTCACCACCTTATGATTTCAGCTGTCAATTTCAGTCTGGAGAAACCGCAGAGGTTAATTAATGGCCAAGTTCGCCATTTATTTTAAGTTCGACTTCATCAATCGACCCAATCACTTGGGCGGCGGTGATTGGCCGAATACCGCAGACATGCAAACCTATTTTGGGCAAGCATTAACTCTGGTAGCGGCCTATGGATTTGATGCGGTAATCACAAGGCCGGAAGAAAAAAATCAATGGTCAAATGTGACTTTCAGGCGCTGGTTTATGGATCAGTGTCAGACGCTAGGGCTTGAGGTTTGGTATAGGGCGAAGGCACCCTCAGATGCCAGCAGGGACGGAGTAGCAGTACAGGCATATATCGACAATATCTATACTCATCCGGCCTGCACCCGAGTAATGTATGGCGATGAAACGAAGGGATTAGATGCCGCACCTGAAAAAGATATTCTCAGTATTCGCACAGAGTTAGCTGTTGTTAAAGCTGCATTCCCATCTATGCCAGTTTCATCGAATTTGATTGGTGAAACAATGGCCAGAACCGAGATTACTGTTAATCCATTTGACGGTAATTTCGACTATGAGGTTGATTTTGATATCAATGGTGTTTTGTGGGGATTAATGGGCGCTGATTTTAAAGTGGCTCGTCATTACTCAGTTCGTCGAACTTATAACCACAATACCAACCCCTATTACGACAAGTATATTATCAAGCTAGAGGATTGGCTGGACGAGTTAAATTGGAGGGATTCGAACGGAGTTCCAGTAATACAAGGATTTGGCAGCGGCACAGCTGTAGATAATGCCTCGTTTTGGCGATTTCCTACCTATACTGAGCTTTATGACATGCTGAATTTAGCAAGGCAGCGATTTAATTGGGTAGCGATTTTTTCAGTTGGCCAGATTGATAATGATACACGCACTGCTAATCCTGCGTTTCAAATTATGAACGAGGATTTCAGTGAGCCATTGGCGCATGATGGCTCTCGTCCTGCGGATGCTGTGCGCGACATTATTTCAGCATTTGGCACTTAAAAATGTCTCTGCCTACCGTTTCAAAAGCGCAAATTGATCCCTCCGGTCGAACCCTTACAATTATCCTGAGTGAGCCAGTGCTCATCTATGACTCTGAGGGCTTTCTTGTGAAGGGGGTTAATTTGACATATTATGGCGTAACATCATCCAATCAGATTCTTAGATATAGAATGTCAAGGCGAGTTTCTTCTGGCGAATCACTCACATTGAGTTACACCAAAAAGGGCGCGGGAATGGTAAATGGCATCAATAACCCACTTCAGTCCATTGATCAGCTAGTGATAGAAAACCAAGTCGTGTGAGGCAATAAATCATGGTTGCAATCGTTAATACAGATTCGTTTCAAGAAAATCCGTCTGTAAGTGTTAGTCCCACAATATCTAGCTTTACCCCTGCTGCGGGTGCGAAGCAGATATTAGTTATTATTGGCATAGACGGGTCACCTGATACCCAAGTAACTTCTTGCACTATCGGCGGCGTTTCAATGGACGTTGTCGGAACTTCGGTAAGCACTGAAGGCCGATCATTCTCTGCGTTTATCATAGAAGCAGAGGGTAATAGCGGTGATATAGTCTCTGGCGTTTCAACTTCAGTTGGGTATTTTATTGCGGCGGCGGCGATAAATGGCTATTTAACCGGCTCGAATATATGGGGAAACAATAGTAATCCGGCTTTGAACGCTATTGACTGTCCTGATAACTCTACTTCAAACATATTAATCTCAGCCCTCATTATCAATCTTGCTGACTCAGCTGTAACGACTGATGCAGCTCTAACAGTGCAAGAACAAACCACCGATGCAGTTCAAGCTGGGAATTTCTATGGCGAATTATCGTCTCGGAATAGCACCGGCTCGCTAGACAACATGAATTATTGGACCCATTCAAATCAGCAGTGGACTGTAGGCGGATTTCTTTTTTCGGACATGCCTAGCGCGCAAGAATTGGCCACTGAATCCGATTACACGATAGCTCAAAATTCAGCCACATTTAGTCTGGCGAATGGTAGTTATACAATGTTTGCATTCGATAATAGAAATTCTGGCCGCGACCCTGACGCAAATTACATGGTGGGAACGGCTACTATTGCATCCGGTGCGATTACAGCGTTTACCGCTACTCGCTATGGATCTTCATCTGCGCTATCTAAAATGGCTGTCACGCTAACGGATAGGACGTCAGATACCAACGGCCAAGCGGCGACTATCCCTAACGTCTCATTTACTTAATAGGGGTGTTTGAATGAGCACACTTCAGGCTTGGAACGGCAATGTTTACTTGTGGATTCAGTCCACATTTACCGTAGCAGCCTCCGGCGCAAATTATACGAGCGTGTCAGCTGCATTAGCGAGCGCAGCAACCAGCATTGGTGATACATTGCAGATTTCAGCTGGAACATACGGTGATTATGTATACAGCTCAGCGGTGACAACAACGATCATTGATGACGGATCAGGCGGCAAGGCTATAGCTTATAGTGCTGGCGGCGGTGGAGGGTTTGCAACCTCGGGCATGACTAGGAATATGATCCGGAGTTTAATTGCCTGATGAAGCTCCGTCGACTAACTAAGACTTTAATTCGACACGAGGGAATGAGAGGGAAGCCCTACGATTGCCCTGCTGGGTTTTTAACAATAGGTGTAGGCCGAAACCTTGAAGCCAATGGTATTAGCGAGGAGGAGGCGCTAGTGCTGCTTAGAAACGACATTGTTTCTTGCTATCAGCAGTGCAAACGGGAGTTTTCTTGGTTCGAGGATTTAAATGATGTTCGACAGGAGGCGATTATTAACCTCGTCTTTAATATCGGGCTGGATGGATTCAAGAAGTTCAAGAAAACGATCGGTTTTATCAAGCAAGAAAAATGGAGCGAAGCGGCCACCGAATTATTGGATAGCCGCTACGCTGATCAAGTAGGAAAACGAGCTCAAGAAGTCTCTAGGATGCTTGAGACTGGAGTTCTCTGATTACTTCAGGCTCTAAATTAAATTCTTTACAATCCAATAGCATACAAGCCCAATCATCCGGAGTAAGCTCGTCGACTATTTCATCAATACCCGCCTCGTCAACAGAATCAAAAGCCGCTTTTAAATCCGCCAAGTAAGTGTGAATGATGTTTTTTCCGTTCTCTTTTAGCTTATTGACCAGATCGCCCATTTTCCCCTTCTGACCTTTTGGAAACGAGTGCATGAGAGAGATCCATTCTCCGGCGCCGTGGCCGCTACCATCCCCTAAGTCAAACGACTTTGAGAATAGATACATGCCGACCGAGTCATTTTTCTCAATCAATTGATCGAAGAATTGTTTTTGCTCGACGCTGTAGCTTTGCGGCGTTGGATTATTGATTAGGGGCTCAAAGCCAGTGTTTTCATTCGAGAGCTGTACAGCCAGATCCATTCTTGAGTTTCCTTTAGGCCATGTTTTAAAGGCGCGGCGAATCACTGTCTTTTTGGCCATTTCCACATAGTCGCTATCCCATGGGGAGCCAAAGCCAGCTTTTACCGCTTCCGACCGGCTTTTGATATCTTCTATTTCTTCCTTGGTCATTACATCAGTCAAGAAATCCCCGCCCTTGGTTCGGGCTACACAGAACACCCCGACCATTTCCCCGCGATCTTTGCCGAATGCATCGTATTTATGCGTAGGGGAGAAGCCCGCCCCATTATCGATAAACTCATCTTTCTCATAAACAGCATTCGCTTGCACCCATTGAATGACCCCGCCGCTAGTAGCCAGCTTGATCATTCCAACATAAGAGGGCTCAAGGTAAATCTTAGTTTTCCAGAGTGTCGCGCCGTTTTGCTTAACCTGCACCTTTCTAGGGATTAAATAAGCCAATCTCTCAGCGGGGCTCAGGCTTAATCCAATAGCCGCCACGTTGACCAGAGCGACCTTGAGCGATGCAGGGCTTTCTTCGGCTGCCTGCTTGAGATAGGAACTGCCGGCCAGTATTTGCTTTGCAAACTCCGCTTCGGCAGCGAATTGCATACCGATTGGAGCCAGTTCCACAAATTGCGGGCGGGCGATTTCAAAGGGGTTTTTAACAATTTCCGTTTCTGGCATGATTACCTCCTAGTTTTCTTTCGTGGATTTCCTGCCTGTCGATAGTAATGTCTCTAGGCGCTTCAATAGCGAGTCGTGCGCTGCCGTTATCAATACCAATCACTGTAACTTTGATCTTGGCATCATCAATGACGACTGTTTCTCCGACTCTTCGGTTTAGGACTAATGGCATGGTTAACCTCCATGGGTTGATTAAGTGTCCGTAAAACCTTATTATATGAATATCGATGATTATTGTCAATTACAAAGGTGTTATTAGATGAAGAAAAAGCTCAAGGTTTACGATTGGACTAACGTGATCAATGGAACCCAAATGACTGATGGTGCTATCTGTCACGAGCTGGCCACTCAGTTTGGCCTTAAATACTCACCTAGCGGGATCTGGCGAATGCGAATGGGTCAGACCAAGCAACCATCCCATGAGATCGGACAGGGGCTTCTGGAGCTTTACAGACAGGGAGCCGGTCGGGTGGCCATGCCATTATGAATAGACTAGATCATTTGCTGGTTATTTTTGGTGAGGAGTGTAACGAGGTAGCGCAGGAAACCGCAAAGGCTTTGAGGTTTGGGATCTATGAACAAAGAGATCTGCCAACAACAAATATAGAGCGAATGGGCGTTGAGCTTAGTCAGCTTTTGGCAATGGCTGAAATGCTGAAGGATGAAGGCTACGAAATACCTATTTATGCTGATGTGATGGATGCGAAAAAAGAGAAGGTAGAAAAATACCTAGCCTACTCAAAACATCTTGGCCGGTTAACTGAAGATCCTGAAAAAGAAAAACCCGCTTGACCTTTTGAGTCAGAGCGGGCTATTCTTAATTTGTTGGCGGGATTTGAGCGTCCCTTCAATGATTGACTAAGAAATATGGGAAGAAATCAATCACCGTTATCAACGGCGGTTATTTTACCCTCCCTATTTTTCCAAATCAATCCTTATACGCTCTCAGGCTTAGAAGCGGCAAGGTTTCCTGATTAAAATTAACTCAATCCGAGAGCTTTAGGCTCACCATAGAACAATTTATTCTTAGGCTACCTTCGAGCGGGGATAAAGCAGCGACCAAGCAGGGGCGGGTTTGATCGACCGCATGGATGAAATAGATGCTGCATATCGATAAGAATATCTGAATAAGGTGTAACAGGGCTTCCCTGCTTAACGCTCTAACGGAATCTATGGCTTTTTACAATGTGCCTTAAAATAATTGTTGACAATCCTCAATAGTTGGTTACAATGAACTTATCCAATCAAGAAAGCCTACGGAGGGCTTGCAAATGAAATTCATCCAAACCAAACCAGCCAGCCATTTTTGCGGGGATTGGGAAATAACCAATAATCGAGAGCTACCAAACGACGACACCGGCTGGTCTTTATGGCTGAACGGTGAATGGCTTGCTGATGCCAGCACCAAAAAAGCACTGATCAAAAAAGCGGAAACAATGGAAAATCAAGGAGATCAAAAATGAGCATTTATCGAAAAGACACCATCATCCATTCTTACCGAGCATTCGATGTTTTTGAGCGGGAGCCCGATGGTCAGGGGATCAACCTTGTCGATGGGGAGCTAATTACCACTCCAGAAGGCCGCCGCTACACAGTTGGATCGGTCGTTGGCTATGCGCTTGAATATAACGAATGCCCTATCAAGGCGTACCAGAGAGCCATTGAGAAAGGCCATAAAACTCACTACATCATCCAGCTCTCGATCAGCCTGACTCACTCCAGAGGCGAAAAGCGCAGGTACTTGAGAATTGACTTCGATTCTATTTATAGATTTCAAGGTCAACGATTCAAAATCATCCCAACGCCAAACGACAACCTAGCATTCGAGGAGGTGTGATATGAAACTGGAAGCTAAAACTGCGAAAGCAATCTCAGACATAATTAATGCGATTACGGTTGCTGAGAAAATGGCGATTCGCTACAAAACCGGAGCCTCGGAATTAAGCGCCACATGGGAGCGGGGCGCATCTGTCAACCGGTTGTTGCTGGCTGATCTATTCGGGATCTGTTTGCCAACTCTCGAAGTCGAACGCATTGAGCTGCAATACAGCCAAGAAATGCAAACCATGCTGAAATTCAAAACCAACTACTACACCGAGCTACTGGAGGCATAATGGGTACCAAAAAACAATATGAAGCACTTGAGCGATCAATAAGAAAGCATAAAGCGCTGATTCAATCGGATTACGGTCTAAGCATTTTTACAACCATTAAAGACCGGATATTCAAATGCGATTTGATTGAAAACTATGATTGGGTAATCCCAAGCCATGTCGAAGCAAACGACAATTGGTTTTCGATCAAAGACGATGTAACCGCTGGCACCTTTGGATCTGGAACCCCTAGAACAATTTCATGGGAGGATACCGACAGCGATCCAAACGGCGCGTTTCTCCTATCCATTAGATTCCCTACTGGCGGTTATTTCTTCGATAAGAAAGGAGACCAGGAATTTTTTAAACAATTCTGGAATGAGCTGCGAGAGCTTGAGCCCGACTATCAAGACACAGCAAACAGGGGTCTCTATTTTACAAAAGAGAAAGGCGGGAAGGTGCTCCGTGAATACGATCGGCTTGTTAAGAAATATCGAGATTTGCATAAGTCGCAAGCCAACGAGCGGCGGGCGGCTGAATTGAGATCTGAACTGGAAAAACTGGAGGGGTGATGAGCGATTTTAGAATAGTAGAAACTATCGATATCTGGCGGGTAGTATCGAATACCGATTTAACTGAGGGGCGCGGGAAAAGTGTTCTATTGAACAATTGTAGGTGCAAGGCCACTGCCAAGCGGCTGGCTAAGGGCAAGGGGGTCATGGGAACGGATGCCCTGGTCAGGAAGGCTCTTGGTTTTAAACTCTACGGCGACCACTTCTATTACGCGCCATCCTATTTAGTACAGCCCAGTCGAGACGACATAGAGGCACAGCGGATCATGGATCAAAGGGAGGAGGCGGTTCGTAAGGCTAAAGAGGCTGGGTTGACTGAGCTTGATATAGAGCTGATTAGGAACAGCAAACCATGAAGTTAAACCTCGAAGCCATGACCAAGGCCGGTATCGACGTAGATGCAATCAAGGATTTTATCGAGCACCGCAAGACCATTAAAAAGCCGCTAACGCAGCGGGCGCTGGAAATGAATATGCGCGAAGCATGGAAGGCCAAGAAGCTCGGTATCACGCCAGAACAGGCCATTGATTACACCATCTTTAAATGCTGGATAGGCGTCAACTGCTCCCACATGAGCGATCGAATCAATGAGGTGCTGGAGCTATTCGGGGAGGAGCCGGTGAAAAAGCAGTCCACTCGATCAATGTCACTCAGCGAGAATTTGAATGATCGATCGTGGGCAAATAAAGTTGTAAAGCTAGAAAATAATTCTTGACAATAGTCTATAGATGCCCCACAATTAAATCTCAAACTAAGGAGGAATCCAAAATGCAAGACAATCCAATGACTCAAGGCGACTACGAAGATGAAAAACCAAGCGTGGTCGAATCTAAAGCCCCATTCAGCAAACAGGCTCTCTATGACCTGATGCTTAAAGATGGTCACTTTGATGATGCTTACGGCGCCAATGGCGTACCGCAAGGAAGATTCGCCTCATGGCGCGATGCCTATGACAATCACAGGCTTGATGTTGTTACTCATCTTGGCTTGCTGGTTGAACTTGAATCTGATCAAAATCCCGATCAAGAAAAGATCGACGCCCACCACAAAATGCTTGGCAAAACACTTGCTGACATGATGATCAGCTATGTCAAAAATATCCACGAGAGAGATTAAGGTCAGGAAGCGAACTCCCCGCCATGCAGCGGGGAAGCCGCACCGCCTTAAAAACAAATACCGCCGGAGAGATAAATGGACAGGCAAGTTGTAGACAAAGAGAATTGGACTGACTTTGAGCTGCTAACCGCTATGTCGGCGATCGCGGAACAATGCCAATACGACAGGGCGCAATTTAATGAGCGAGTCAGAAAAATCGCTGACGAAGTATGGAATCCAAAGCGGATATCTGAGACTGCCGGCATTTTGCAACCGCTGTAATCAAATCGGCGGCTGGTACTGGAAAACAGTCAACGGCGAAATCAAAAATCTCTATCTAAAAAATATGACTCAGGGGAACGCTTTTACATGCCAGAACTGCAAAACCAAGATGGTATTTCGAGAGGGGATACTGAGTGAGCATTAACGATATTGATTGGGTCGAACAGGAGGCGGCGCTAGAAGCAGCGGCCAAGGCCAGAGCGACTTATGTCTGGTGCGAGGATTCGAGGAAATCAGTCCACGCTGAATTGATGGAAGATGGCCGGAAAAAACAAGGCATTGACAAGGTCAACGCTCAGGAAGCCTACGCCTATCGACACCCCAAATACAAAGAGCACTTGGAGAAAAAGCGGGTGGCACTCCAAGAGTATGAAAATCTCAGGATGAAATACGAGCTGTTAACTTTGAAAATCAGCGTTTGGCAATCGCTGGCCAAGTATCAATCAACTAATAGGTAATCCATGAAACTATCAGATAGCGATATAAAACACATAGCAATTGCCGGTAAGGGCAAAGATAAAACCATTCATGTCCACCTAGAAAAAGGCACAACTCAAGTCATTCTGAATGACAGGGATATTGTAAAACTAGCCAGTGAATACGGCCTTCACGTTTATCGACCAGAGGGGCGCTTAACATAATGGCCAAAGGCATAAACAAAGTCATCATCGTGGGCAATTGCGGCACGGATCCAGAAACTCGATTCACCGGCGCTGGGGCTGCTATCACGAATATTTCAGTCGCCACTAGCGAATCATGGAAAGACAAGTCTACCGGCCAGCAACAGGAGCGCACTGAATGGCACAGGATTGTATTTTTTAACCGACTAGCGGAGATTGCAGGGGAGTACTTGAAAAAAGGCGCTAAGGTCTATGTAGAGGGCTCTCTGCGAACTCGCAAATGGCAGGATCAGGCCGGACAGGACAAATACACTACAGAAATTGTGGCCAGCGAAATGCAAGTGCTTGATTCCAGAGGCGGGGCTGGTGGAAGTGGTGGGCGTTCTCCCGCTGCTAGTCAAGGGGGGCAAGGCGGCGCTCCCTCCCCGCAAGCCGCCCCTGTTGATGATTGGGATGATGACATACCTTTTAGTTAGGGTTTTAGGCGGGTGAAACCAAGGAAACCGGATAGGGCTATAGACCGAAGCCGGAGAGCGCGAATGCTGGAGAAAGCTAAGCGGTTCCAGCCCCGCCGCCAAATTAACAACAGATTCGATTCTGTACCGTAGGAGAAACATAAAATGCCAAAACTGACAGTGAATTTAGGAGATGAGATGTTTAGATTCAGCTCCGAGCAAGAGTGGATCAATAAGGCTCAGTCTTGGTTTGCCCGCTGCGAAGTACCAAAGAGACATTACATCGCAATAGATGCCGCTGGCAGGGTTTGCATAAAGGGCGCTGAATTTATGCGAGCCACAAGAGAAGATACTTACCCAATAACTGTCTATCGGTTGCTGGTGTAAATCTCAATAATGTACGAGGACAGAGACATGAAAACAAAGAAAGCATATGAAGCACTTGAGCGATCACTGGAAAAGCACAAGGCGCTGATTGAAGCAGATTACGATCTAGATTGCCTCAAGCGCATCAAAGACAAGATATTTACTCAGGATTTGACAGAAAACTACGGCTGGGTAATTCCCTCTCATGTGAAAGGCAACGATAACTGGTTTTCAATCAAAAGCGAGATAAGCGCCGGAACATTTGGCGGAGAAACTAAACGCAGTATTTCTTGGGAAGATGACGACAGAGACCCTGATGGTGAGTTTCTTTTGCACATCTGTTTTTCTACCGGCGCGTATTTTTTTGGCGAAGAGTATGACAAGGATTTTTTCAAGCGATTCTGGAAAGAGTTGGAGTCATACGAGCCAAGCTTTAAAGATACCACCAACAAGGGACTTTACTTCTCTAAAGAAAAAGCCGGAAAGGTGCTCCAGAATTACGATCAAATCGTTAAAAAATATCGCGATCTTTACAAGTCCGAGGCTGATAAAAGGCGCGCGGCAAAGTTGAGAGCGGAGCTGGAAAAACTGGAAGGCTCTACAGGCTAAATCTCAATAATGTACTGGAAAAGAGAATGAAAATCCTGCACCTAACGCTCAAGAAAAAATGGTTTGACATGATCGCTAGCGGTGAAAAGCGCGAGGAATATAGAGAGATAAAGCCATACTGGAATAAGCGTTTAACTAATAAATCCTATGACGCCATTTTGTTTAGAAACGGCTACTCAAAAAACGCGCCTAAAGTGCTTGTAAAGCTGGACGGAATAATGACCAGTCTTGGCATTATTCAATGGGGCGCGCCAGAGGGCGAGAGGGTTTATATTTTGAAGCTCGGCGAAATACTGCCGCTAGATTGTTAACTGTACGGAGATAGAGATATGAGCAGAGAAATAAACGACGAGACATTAAAAGAGTTTATCCAGAACCATCTAAGCGTGACGGATTTTGGCTATCTCGTTATTCCAAATGATGCCCGACTAAATGACGAGGCTTTAAGCAATATCAAGCAGAGCTTCAAAGACTTTGTGGCGCAAGAATCTTAACTGTACGACAGGTGAAATATGTTTAAAGAGATTTTCTGCCCTCAATGTGGCGACAATACCCATGAGCTTCACGAGGGATGCTGCGAGCAATGCTGGAACGAAAACCAAGCCGCGCTTGATCGTCATAACCAAGAGTACGACCACTGGAACAGGATGGATAGCGAGCGCAGAGAACAAGCTATTCGAGAAGCCATGAATCAATAATGTACTAACTGACAGACGAGGTAATTATGAGGCAACAGTTACTATCTAAAGCACTTCGAGCTATATGTCTCACGCGAGATTATGTTGGCGAAAGGATGCTGCCAGCCATCAACGGCTGGGAGTGGTACGAAGTGGGAAAAGAGCTGGCCGGAGTCATACCAGAGGATGAATGGGCTAAAGAATTTTGGAAGAGAGTTGAAGCAGATAAGGATCGGCGACGGCGAGAAGGTAGGCCGCAAGGCTGAATTAACTGTACTAACGGAGAATAGCGTGACTTATACAGACCTTGATATGGTTACAGCGAAAATCTACCGCATGGTTTCAAACCGGCGAGCGAGAAAGCTGCGCAAGCGCGGCGAGTTTGTGAAGTGGAGTGTCGAGCTTGACTGCTATATATGGGAGCCGTGCTGGTTGTCGCCAAACCCAAATACGTTGAACGGGCTGCCTTGGTTGTCTCGTCGTGAACAAATAGCTCTTTAGCCTGTACTAACTGGAAGGTGAGTAACTATGAAAGCAATTTATTTATTCTATGTTTTTAAAATAGCTCCGCGAGTTATCGACAATAAGTCTAGCTGGTTTTGGCGGTGGTCGGTTTCTCTCCTTAACTCACAAAGGGCAATAGCTGGCGACTCGTTTGCGCTGCGGTCTTTTGGTCGTCTTTATATCCGAGACCCGCACGCGCGCCCTATAGCTACCCATTGGGTCTATAGCAATTGGCACCCGTTTTGCTGGCGCAAGAATCGATAACCTGTACTAACTGGAAGGTGAGTGAATATGAGCACAATAGACATTAAAGCCGTAGCAAATGTGAGACTGAATGATTTGGCCTCAGCAATTGCGGAGTTAAAGCCTTACGAGATAAATGATTTTTTTCTCATGGTTGTTGAGAGGCAAAGTAACCCCGAAACGGCGTTAAAGTGTTCCGAGAGTCTTAAAAGGCATTACGACAGGCTTGCGGGTGGCAAATAGCTGTGCGTTTTGAATCTACCAAATAAGGGGGTTAAATGAATCCAATCATCAAAACAAGAGAGCTGTCCGAGAGGTGGAAGATCCCATATCACTCAGCAAGAACGATCACGCTCACGCCTATTTTCCCTAAGCCGATTAATGATACGGGGCAGCGAAAATGGTTGTTGGCCGATGTTGAGAGATTTGAAAGGGGGGTTAAGAAGTGAGGGCGGAGCACATAGACTGCGGTTATGCCCCGATTCCAATCAGCGATCAGAAGCTAGAGCCTCAAGAGTTCATGTACTACCTGTACCTACCTATTAGCTTGAAGTATAGTTATGGGGTTTCCTTGCCGGATAGACTGAGGTTTGTTAACCCTCTGATCACTCTGGTTTGCCGAGACGCAGACTGGGTGGATAAGTATATTTATCTAACAGTTAAATCTATGTTTGTTGACTCTCAGTGTATAGGCAATCGTGGTGGGTGGCATATAGACGGTTTTCAATCTAACGGGGATTTAAATTACATCTGGTACAGCGAAAACCCAACAGAATTTGCTGTGCAAGAGTTCGTAAATATACCGAATGATGACGAGCAAAGCATGGTTGAAATAGAACAGCAAATAGATCATTCCAAGATAAAGACCTACCCCGCTGGCTGGCTTCTAAAACTTGATGAGGGTGTTGTTCATCGCGCAACACCGAACGCTAGAGCTTGCTTTAGAACCTTTATCAAGATAACGGTAAGCGACCATCAATTTAAAGGTTTTGGTAATAGCAGGAATTACCTTTTAGATTATGATTGGCCTGTAAGCAAAAGAAAGACTTTAGAGAGGAATTTAGATCATGGATAGTGGATGGGTAGACAGTGAGCGCGGCGAGAAGCAAGCTTTGATAGAAAAGCCCTCAAAAACAATTTGGAAATATCAAATACCTGTTTTGGAGGTTTTTGAAGTAAATCTGCCGACTGGCGCAGAAATAATACGATTCGACAACGAGGGCGGCAAGCTTTGGTTGTGGGCGGTGGTCGAGCCTGACGCGCCAATCGAGCCTTTAACTTTGCGTGCATTCAAGACCGGCGCGGAAATGCCAGCCGATAAGGATCTTGAATATCTAGGTTGTGCTGCGATTTTCATACAGGCCGAGTTAATGCTTTACTATTTTATTGAGCAAGGCGCGTAGTGCTACTTATACCCGTAAACCTGATAATTACCCGCTGTAAAGTTGGCCCCTGTATCTGAGCTGAGCTGGATAATATCAAGCGCGGATGCTTGTGTATAAGAGCCAGCCGAAAGCCAAAAAGTATTAGTTGCGCTTGCCGAGCTGCTAGAGGTTATTGCCGATCAAACGGATAGTATCAGTCATGCCATCGGTCTAAACCTCTCAGATTAACCTATTAGCGCAGGCTTTGAAGTGCTAGATGAAGGTGTAGGATTGATTATAGGCAAGCCGTTATAGCTACCACTCCGCCTCTATGCGTATTTGCATATCTAGGGTCTGCGCTGTTGTGGCGTAATAACCTATCGCTATCGTGTTATCTATCGCTGCTGTGTCAGTGTATGACCCTATATAACCTCCGCCCTGTGAATTGATAGCTTCTGACAGAATGCCTGTCCTTTGATCAGAGTCAGACAGCCCTAGGAACTGAACGGCTGCTGAGGAGGAGGATGTAGAGCCGGACAAAGGCTGCGTAAAACCAACAACCGAGGATTGCTGGCTTAACGTATCTGAATTTATACTTCTATTGTTATATTCAGATGCGCCTGTGCGCAAAACGCCATCTGTCCCCACTCTTATATCTATCGTATTTGATGAAGGGGTAGCTGTCATTCGAGTTAAGTACACCTTAACAATTCTGGGTAGGTAAGGTATTTCTAGCTGTATATCTGGAGTAATACCTGTTACATATTGATCATATAAAATAAATCGATCACCGGCTTCAGGGATCTTATTAACAAATGAAGCTTCATTAAAATTAGTGTCAGCAAAGTTAGTTCGGAAAGTACCTACCAGTCTGTAATGCGTGAACCCTGTTGGCAGGGTTGGATTCGATGCCTGATCGGTAAAAAACGCATCATACGTTCCGTCTGCCTTGGTAATACCGTAAACGTAATACTGAGTATCAGCAGTTAGCGATACAGTTGATAATCTTCCGCCATTGCCCGAACCCTCGGCAAAGGCGCTCGCGCCCTTAATCCGAGCCAAGCCATTTATATTGACTTGATCGGATGAATCTCTAGCAACCCCGCTAGACACTAAAAACGTGCTAACCGATTGAAAGGAAAGCTCCATACCGGTTTTGTAGTCTTTGGGTAGCTGCTGGTGCGGCCTTATCCAATCTTTCTCACGGCTTACACTAGTGATAGATCCAGCATCGGTTACAACAGTGTAAAGTCTTGATGCCTCGCTACGGCTTGACGTTGTCTGTGAAACAACAGAGTCAGAGCGATAATCAACAAAAATATAACTGGTCTGGCTGGCTGGAAGCGTGAGAGATCCCGCTGCAATCGCGGTTAAAGTTCCGTCTGTGTTGTCGATTCGGCCTGAGGAATAGGCGAAATCCAAGCCGGATGAACTATCAGGATCATAATCGAGATTGGTTAAAGTCGTACCGCCAGAGGACTGATTAGATAGTAAATCGGTCTCAAAAACATTTACATCATCCTGCGTGTCGATTAGAGCGCCTGTAGCAGTCTCTAGGCGGGTTGAGTATGACCCCTCTATAAATATCTGCGGGAATACGCCTGCGCCATCAGCGACCACAGGATTAGCGTGCTCGATGGTCTTACCGCTATCCTGCCAAGTCGTTCTAGTATTGGTCGTGCCGTTGTCGTAGAAGTAACGCTTTGCACCCGCGTAGACGTTACCCTCTGTGTCAATTGCCTGATCAATGCCATTTGTGTATAGATTAGCCATCAAATAAACCTCTGTAGGCTTCAAGTTTGTCTAGTTGCTCTTTCACTCGTGTTCGCCGTGATGCCTCTGTCACCTTGCCTTTTGCAACAGTTTTTGCGGCTTCTTTCGCAACCTCAGTAACTATCCCTATAGACGGACTAGACTCAATCGCCGATGTGATCAAGCCTTTAAACGCTGATTTCTTAGGATCAACAACGCTTAACTCGATATCCATTGCGGTCTCTGCAAGATCTATAAGCGAGTCGTTAAAACTAACGTTTTTCCCTGCGTCTTTAAGCGGAACAGGTAAAGGCCCGCCCGCTAACTTCTTGGCGGTGTCGTCAAGCCGTTTAAGGTTATCGAGTAGCGCAGCACGTGAGGCGGTGTTGCCAAACAAGCGCCTAGTAAGCTGGCCTAGCTTTTGAGACCCTGAATCAGAAAGTAAATTGACCCGCTTGCCTGCCGATTCCTGAATACCATCTATTGCTTGACGAGTCTCACGGTAGAGGGTGTTGGCTTGGTCGTACTCAGGGAAGTTAGAATCTAAAATATCATCCAGATCGTGGCGAAGTTCTTTAAGGATTCTCGCTGCGTCACCTGTAAGACCTTTAGGCCCATCGCCGTAAGTGACATTATTATCAATGTATCGTTTAAGGCGGTGAACAGCGAGCGCGTTAGGCTCTTGCGTGTTTAGCATCCGATTGACTAAACGCTGAAGCGGGGCCTGTGCTTGACCCAATCCCTCAAAGTCAGAGCCGGAGAAATCGAGCCGCCCTGTTTCTGGATTAAAGCCTATATCTCTGTCAGTAAGGTTTTTAACGAACGCGTCAACAGGCGCAGAAACATCAATAGATTTGCCGCGCAAACCCTGTGCAGCCGCCTCAATCGCCTTGCCTGCTTTCCTATTTTCCTGTAGAACAAACCTTATTCTGTCTGCGACACGCGCTCCAACAACATCAGAAGGAAGTCTATTACCCCCAGAGCGTCCAGAGCGAATAGTGGTATCAGCAATATCGAGCATCCGACGAATTTGTAAAACAGATTCATCACTAGCCGATCTGCTGACCGCGATAACTGAGTCCGGTAACTCGGCTTGTATGGCTCTTGTTTCTGCGGTGTTTCTAACCGCTTGTCCTGCGTCATTAAGCTGAAATCCTGCTGTGCTGGCAACATCTCCAGATTGAAACCCTTGGAGTGCTTGTCTGCGGCTAGGTAATACTTGCTTTATTGTATCAGGAGTTCGACTGACAGCCTCAGCCGCTTTGCCAACCACTTCAGGAAATTGGCTTACCACCTCTGGAATGGCCTCTCCCGCTCTCTCTGCCGCATTGACCACAGACCTTCCAGCCCTAAGACCTAGGGCGCTTTCTACCAGTGTAGGCGCTGCTGTGCCGATTGCGCCACCCACAGGGCCAGCGACAGCGTTCCCAGCGTCGCCCGCGCCTTGCTCTAAGGTTTGTTGTAGGTTTGCGAGAGCCGCAACAGGAGGCAAAGCAGCGAAGTCCTGA